TTGACGGACAGACGTACGGGTAAGCGCGTTAAATTTCAACGCGACGGAGACGGCCCGAAGAAGTTTTCGCTAGACTATTTGTTTTCGGTATTTTATGACGCAAAGGTTGCGGAGGGTAAGTCGCCAAGAACGCTAGAGACTTATCGTGAAAACTACCGTTTCCTTACGGACTACATGACGATGCAAAAAATACCGCATGATGTTACGAAGATTACTCCGGAACTGATTCGCAGTTACATTTCGTGGATGCTGACGGACAAGCGTAAATGGGAAGGGCACGCACATAAGCGCGAAGAGAACATGACGGAAGGGCTATCGCCTGTAACCGTGAATACACGGCTAAAGGGGCCGCGGACCATGTTTCGGTTTCTTAAAACGGAGGGGCTTATCGATAATAACCCGTTCGACTCCGTAAAGCCCGTCTCTGAGCCTGAAAGCGAAATTAGGGTTATGACACCGGAGCAACTCAAAAAACTCCTACAGACGCCAAATAAGCGCTCCTACGCGGGCTTCCGCGATTTTGTCATGATGAACGTTCTTTTGGACGGGTTCATGCGCATTGGCGAGGTCGTTACGTTAAAGAAATCGGACATTGATTTCGATACGGGAGCGATACATCTCAGTGGGAAGATCACGAAGACACGGCGTGCGCGTATCGTACCTTTACAGAAACAGACGATTAGCCTTTTGCGAGAGTTAATAAAAGAGTGCGAGGAATTCGATTCTGATTTCGTGTTCCTGGCGAACTATGGTGAGCCCATCACAGATGACCAGTTCCGGAACAGGTTAAAGCAGCACGCAAAAGAGGCAGGGCTGAAAATCCGGATATACCCGCATTTGTTCCGACACACAGCGGCTACTATGGCACTTGAAGCAGGAATGGACATGCGTCATGTTCAAATGATTCTTGGCCATGCTGATTTGCGAATGGTAATTAAGTACACGCATCTTTCAACAAAGTCTATTAAGAGTCAGCACGACTTATACTCTCCAATTAACCTGATAACGGGAAAATTAAACAAAGAACGAAAAATACTACGCTAGTCCTTCGGGGCTGGCGTTATTTTTTTTTGTCCGAAAGTGTGCGAGATTTAAATGCGCCCGTCTATCTAAGTATACGGAAAAATTTTCGCGGGAAGTGTACAGAATGAAAACTCGTCTCGTACATTACTGTAACAAGTCATAGACGGAGGTGATTTCGTAAATGTCCGCCGAGCAGAACCTCGTATCAGTCGAAACCCAGTCGGAATATTCCGTCACTACCGGACGCCGCGAAACGCGCATCTTCGTTAAGATGTACGTCGACGCCGCAATCTCCGGACTTATCGCGGACATGGGCGCGGATCGATGGCAGACGCTATGCGTACTCGCTTCGTTCATGGACGCAAACGGCGATTGCTACCCGTCGCAGGAGCATATCGCGAAGAGACTCGGAGTATCGAGACAAACGGCAGGCAAGCGGATCAGTTCGTTGATCGCGTACAGATGGCGGGGACGTCCGTTGGTACACGCGACAAAGGGGAGGGAGGACGGGAGTCAGCGGTTCGATAACATGCGGTATACGGTGCTTCCGGTCAGTCAGCTTGCGATATTTAGCGGGGAGGCGGAAGCCATGTCAAGCGCACCCGACACGGCTCGATCCGTACATGGCTCTACTTGACACTAACAATAACCATCTTTAAACAATAACCATCTTTAAACTAGATAAAAGATATCGCTCACTATTCGTTCGCGAGGTCATTCATAAATAAAAAAGTATTGGAGGTAGGTGATTTGAGCGCGACACAATATGTAAGAATAACAGAATTGAGGGAGCACGAGTTACAGGCTGATCTATCACCATGGATGTCAGAAAAGAAATGGACAACCTTCTTTGATGGGATAGCCGCTGACGGCATCCTGCAACCCATCGTCTCCCTCCCGGATGGCCGCGTAATCGACGGCAAGCACCGTCTACGCGCGGCACGTGAACTTGGACTCGCAGAAGTCCGCGTCATCTACGAAGACATTTCGGAAGAATCCGTCGCCTCGTACATCGAGAAGACGAAGCTCGAACGCGATGATCTTACGAAGGGTCAGCGAGCGTGTATCGTACTCAACTCGGATGAGGCGCGTAGGATCGCGGAGGAGTCCCGAAAGAGGCAGTGCCAAACTCTCGGGGGTTACCGTTGGTTAGCGGAGGAGTCAGAAGTGGCAGAATTGCCACAACTGAAAACTCGTGAGGTTCTCGGCAAGAAGGCAGGCATCAGCGGTCGGAACATGCAGAATCTTATGGAAATTAAACGTAAACGTCCCGACCTCTATCTGCGCATATTCAACGGTTACGACGAGTCCGGAAGGGAGGTGCGGATCGGAACGGTCTACGCCGAAATGAAACGCGATGAAGCGATCGCCGCCGGAATCCCACCAGAGGAAAAGCGCAAAAAGCACGACGAACGCATCGCGGAAATCAATGCGGAGGTACGGGCGGTCGAAGAGTCCGCACCCAACACGGATGCCAGCGTCGATCTGCCCGATACGGACAGCGCCGTAATCTCAGCTCGGAAATACGTATTCGACGCTACAACAGCGATGGTGTCAACATACAGGCTCGTCGGGTCAGCGGGTGAAGACGCGAGAAAGGCGTACTTAACTCAACTTGAGTCCTTCGTTGAGGGGGCGATAATTCTACTCGACAGGTACACAGATGATTCGGACAAGTCCGCCATGTTGTCACTTTGTTTAGAGGTTTTCAAAAAGGCGAAAGAGTCTAATAAAACTGAGGAGGAATAAGTGATGACAAAAAACTTTGAAGGTTTAAAGAGAAGTGTCGGGGAACGCGTATTTACGGAGTTTACTCAACTGATCACCAAGAATGACAAACTGAGTGACGCGAAATTTCAAATGACCGCAATTAAGCACGCCGCAGAGTTAGTCGAAGAAAAACCGTTTGTCACGTTGGCTTTTCGCGATAACGGAATTATCAAAGACTCTCACACCGAACTCATTCACGTATTCCGACCGAATCTATGGGTGCAGGAATTCGCTCATCAAGAAGGGTCACTAGATATGATGAACGTTTATACAGCGGCAGAACGCGGCGTTGCTTCCGCAAAATTCGCTTACGAGAGCTACCCTGGACTACGTGAGTTGCTTAGACGTAGAGGAAAAACCGAAAAAGACTTTTCTACATCGATGATGGAGGCCGCACTCATAGAGGCCGCCTACTACAGCCGCATCGGCGGGATGGAAATGGATACGGATATCGCGAAGAAAATCGACATCGCTATTATGAAACGGTATGTCAAAAAAGAAAGTTCTTTCCGCACGATCATGACGAAACTCGGTATCGATCACGACGACGCGCTTGCACTCTCTCAAATCGCGGAAAAAATTGATCTGTCCGGTTGTCTCCAAGAAGTCAGTGAAACTGACCCGTACTTCACACGTAGGATCGACCTTCTTGACGAATACCGTAATTTCGCGAAGATGGACGCAGAGAATAGCGTAAAAATCGCTGCATTACAGAGCGATGCATTTACGCGAGAACTGTTCTCTCGGGTACTAAAACGGAAACAAGCGGAACCATGGTTGGTAAAGGCGGTCATGGGGCTGTTCCAAGACCTCGCATCCTAACGAAAGGACTACGATAACTATGCGTACAACCCGCACTCTCTCCGACACGCTCATCGCAATCCAATCCGCCCTCCACCGCGACCATGGCGTACGCACTGACGTTCACTACCGCGAGGGCAGCGGAGCCTTATTCGTACCCGAAGGCGCGCTGTTAACGCCAGCCAACGTAATCGCGGCGTACAGCGAGTCCGAACTCGCCATCATGACGTTAACTCGCGCAATCTAAACCGAAAGGAGTCCGCCACCATGCGAATCCGCACCGGAACCTGGCGCACACTATCCCGCAGCACGAAATTGCGCCTACTCCACGCATACGCCACGTCAAATCAAACGAAGGAGGTACGCTGACATGTCGCATTATCCGCGCAATGAACAGGAGACAACGCTCGTCTACGATCGCGAAACCAACGAATGGGCAGCGTACAGTTGCGTTCCCACTCACGTCCGCAAGATCATCGCAATCTCGCCGGTTCATACCGTATTGGATCGTGCAGAATCCGGCGAAGCACTAGCCGTACGAGCCACGCTAACCGCGAAACAGGTCCGGATGGTGACGGAGCCAAAGCCGCGGGAGATGACGGACGAGCAACGCGCCGAGATTGCCGCGAGATTACGTCCAAAACGCCCTAGCGAATAGGCGAAAACTCAACGGGACAGTTGCGACGTTATAGAGAGTACCCGCCGGGATGTTGACGCGAGAAATCACGCAGTAATATGGAAGAAAACGGAGGGGGTAACGGTATGAACGATTATCGCGGAAAAGCCTGCATAATCGACGGTAAGATCGTCAAGAAATGTATCGCGCAAGATTTTTATTCTGAAAAATTGTACTTCACTCTTACGCCTGAGATGTCGGAGCTAGATTCCGAATACTGCAACGTTCCCTCGTTCGCGATTGACGAATGGCGCGTGCGGATTCTAAACGAAGATGAGATCGCAAACTATGTTCTATACGGAGGTGTAGCGCAATGACAACGAAGCCTAACGCAAGTCCACCGATTATCTGCGGTCGCCCATACGTTCTGTTCGATCCGGAGCAAACGGCGGAGATTAAACGAATGGAACGGAAAAACGAGTTGATCGCGCGCATAACTGACGGACTGAGCTCCGTACTTGAGGCGATTGACAATTACGTTTGCGATAACGAGTCGGACGAGGCGCTCCGCCGAACGGTTTTGGACGCCACCCGTAAGTTGCAGCACTTATCTGGCGCAGCTTATTACGAAGAATTGGCGGGATTCTACGATAGCTCCGACGTTGTGATCGAGTGGGAAGGCGAGGTGGAGACGATATGCTAACGCCGGAAATGCTCGCCGCGATCCGTGAGCGTGCGGAATTAGCCGGCGATGCGCCGTTCAGTTTCGACGGAGACTACATCCGCGATAAGGACGGGTTTATCATCGGGGAAGTCTGGCGAGAACCCCACGGAGAGTTCTTTGCCCACGCTTGTCAAGATATTCCGCAGTTACTTGGCGAAATCGAACGGTTGCAGATGCGATGGGACGCGCTAAAGGAACACGTCAGTGTCCGCAGGGAGATCGCTTTATATGATGCAGACGGCACGCGCGGTTCCAAACGTTATTTTTACGGAGGCGCATCCGGCGCTCTTACGAATGTTCGCGATATGATTCTCGCACTCGAAAAGGAGAGTGACGCACTTGACCGCTGAACAAATCGAACAAATACGAAAGCGTGCGGAGAGGGCGGCTAAAACGGGAGGTGCGGACGGTACGCGAATGCAGTGGAACGCGGTCAGGGATGACATCCCGTTACTTGTCGCGGAAATCACCCGCTTGCGCGCCGCCATGGCTGAGATCGCCCACTACGAAGCGCCATTCGGACTCGATGCGACAGGTTACGAAGTGTTACGAATCATGGCGCGACAGGCGCTAGATACGGGAGGGAATGCGGAATGAAATGGATTGTGCTCGGTGTTATTGTGGCACTCGCGCTATTTATTCACGGAGTATTGGGAATCCGAAGCAATTCCGATCAAGGGGGTTATGACATTGATTGACGATTCGAAACGCGATCTACACGCAGACTTGGCGATATGTAACGCGGCTGCAGCGGGCGAATGGGAGTACGACGGCAAAACCGTTTGGAGTGCGGATGGACTCGGAATATTACAACGGGACGTATTCGGAGGTCGCGATGACATGACGTTTGTCACGGAAGCCCGCACCGGATGGCCTCACGCAATCGAACGCGCCCTTGAAGCCGAGCAAGAAGTGGAATCACTTCGAACGAGGTTACTGACGGCAGAGGCGGAGGTTGAGCGGATGCGCGAGGTACTCGTAATGATACGGAGCCATGCGTGGAATGACGTGAATTTGCGTGAGGGTGGAGTTGGTGTCGGCACCCCGAAGTTTCAGTCTCCGTGGGTCGCGCGTCAATATATCCGCTCGATTGATTGGGCGCTCAAAGAGGAGGCGACCGCCTAATGGACGATATCCACGTTTACTTGCCGGACGGGAAGCGCGTTGTGATTTCGGAGCCCGACAGTTCATTCGCAAACTACGATTTCAAGGCATCGCTACAAGTGCGTAAATGGTACGGATGGAAGACGGTGACGGCATTCGTATATGACGACGTTCCTATTACGGAGCTTGAATCGAAGATTGACGTCATGGTATGCGATCTCCTCGCGGAACATGAACTTGATGTATCACGAGAGCGAGCGGAGAAAGCCGCAAACGCCCGTCTGCAATCGATATTCCACGGAAAGGTGCGTGATGTGAAATGCCCGACAGAATCGCGCAATTAGAGGCGGAAATCATTCGGCTCACATCGTTCAATCAAACGCTGCTTAAGCGCGAGGGACATTCGAACGGGAAGCTCCTTACGCGAATTCGCGAACTGGAATCGGAAGTCCAGCGTTACCGCACCGGACTAATCGCGATCCGAGCGAAAGGTGCCGGAGTCTCTCCGCACGCAACAGCCGGAGCGATGGCGCAAATTGCCGAAAGCATACTGTTAAAGGCGGTGGTGCCCGATGAACCAGCGTAGGACGCGCGTTAAATTGCCGCCAGCCAAAGCGTGGGCCGAACGGAATATCGCGGACTGGAACGTAACCACGTTTACGTCGTACCTGACCGCACGCCACACGGAACTCTACGGAATCGCGTACGTTCCTGGGCGCGGCGGCTGGCGGATGGAGCAGGGCGTAATTAAGCGGATGGTGGGCGAGCATGGAACGGAGGTCGTGCGGAAGTTTATTGACGGATGCTTCCGCGATTACGTACCGAAACCGGAGTATCCGGGACTCAACTTTACGTTTATGTATACGTATATGCGCGACCGGGCGCTCCCGAAAGTGCTGGCGGAGGTGAGGCGGGAGGAGATACGGGGGCAGGCGGTGGAGTACGCGCCGAGTGCGGAGGAGCTCATGGAGTGGTTGTGATTTTATTGGAGGTGTTAGTTGTGTCAGTACAGGTTGTGAAATTGAGGAAAGCCGATGTTTATCCTATAAAGTACAAAAGTGTTAGTGGATATCTCTATTGTGGGTGGGTATCGAACCTTGAAATTGATAGATCACTTCTATATTACACTTTGGTTAATGGTGATAAAGGTATTGAAATCCATGAAGGACTTTTCGATTGGGGCTTTGCAATTTTGATAACAAACCAGTGTTTTCCTTGGGGAATTCAACTCCGAAAACTACCAACTCAAAATTGGGAGTTAGTTGATACTATGGATTTTCAACCTAGTTTAAAAGACTGTTTGTTTCATCACATGCAACAAAACTTTGCCGGGCCAGAGCGACGAATGGAGTATAAACACATGAAAGGAATTAAATAACCCGAAGGAGCGATTAGTTTAACAAAACGGTAATTTAGATAAATGGGAGGGGTCAGGCTTGAAACATATAGTCTTCAACTCTGGTGGTATCGGTAGCTGGGCAACTGGCATGCGGGTAGCTGAAATGCACGGCACTGAAAATCTGATCCAACTCTTTACTGATACAAAAAAGCGGAACGACAATCATCCACATCGTGGAGAGGACCAAGACCTTTATCGCTTCCTGGAGGAAAGCCACCCGTTAATCGGCGGAAAACTCGAATGGATATCTGCTGGAAAACACGTATGGCAGACATTCGAGGATGCGCGGTATATGGGAAACACCAGGAAAGACCCATGCAGTCGCGTGCTCAAGCGCGAACTTGCTCGTAAGTGGATTGAGGATAGGTTCAAACCAGATGAAGTAACCCTATACATCGGGATCGATTGGACGGAGGCGCATAGAGCGGTCAAGAACGCCGCGTTTTGGCAGCCGTATCGAGTGGAATTTCCAATGATCGACGAGCCGTATATGGACAAAGAGCAGATGTGCCAATGGGTTGAATCGCTCGGTGTAAAACGGCCGCGCCTGTACGAGCTAGGATTTCAGCATAACAACTGCGGAGGATTTTGTGTCAAGGCAGGCCTCGGACAGTTTTATCAGCTGCTAAAGACCATGCCAGAACGCTACGCGTACCACGAGCAAAAGCAAGAAGAACTGTTCGCGGTCTTGGGAAAGCGATATCCATTTCTTCGCCAGACAACAAACGGAAAACTCCGGTACTTGAGTTTAAAGGAGTACCGGGAACAGATTGAAGGCATTGAAAGGGCAGAGAAGGACGTTGCCTGCGAAATCGATTTGCAAGACATGGGCGGATGCGGTTGCTTCGGTGACGTTGATGATGAGACCGAACGCCAGGCAATTTAACACAACACACGATTTGTAAAGGAGGCGGCGCATGCGAGACATCATTTGCAGACTGTTCGGTCACAAGTGGAGATATCAGTACCTCTTTTCGATCATCGACACATTGGTCTATGGATGGGAATGCCAACGATGCAAGAAGCGGCGTCACTGATGGCACAAAGTAATCGATTTTAAAAATGGAGGATGTCCGATGAGAGAATTCTTCAAGATTTCTTTTTGCGATGGTCTCGATAAGAAAGTGATAATCGCCAGCAACAAATATGAGGCAGTGGGGTACTACCTGATGGAAGTACAGAGGGAGCACGACTGCTGCATTGAAGACCTTGACGAGATCGAAGTGTTATCACCAGATCATAACGTTGAAGTATCGTGCATTGGATGGCCTGAGTACAAGACGCTTATGGAAATCTACAAAGAAAAAGAGTATGGTGATACGCCACAAGTGGTTGTAGGGCTTGAGTGATCTTAACAAAACAATCGATTTGTAAAACAGGGGTGAAATCATGACAGAGAAGGAGCTTGTTTTAACTCTTGCCACGAAGGTGATGGAGTGGAAACGTTACGGGGAAACAGAATTCTGGTATGGCGATAACGGAAATTTGTTTGACTCTTCTTTTTGGAACCCACTCCAAAACATAGCAGATGCGTGGCAAGTGGTGGAAAAACTGCTATCTCAATATTTACTCTTTGATCTTTCGGCAGAGGAGGACGGATGGCGGGCAACCTTCAAGCTAGTGGACACGACATTTGTAGATACAAAGCAATGGGAAGCTTCTGGAGACACTCCGCAAGAAGCGATATGTACAGCAGCAATAGAATTGGTCGCTTAACACAACAGAATTAAACGGGGGACTGTGATGGACGACATAAGCCTCAAGCTCGCTGAAATAAGATTAGAAGAAATCAGGGTATACATCTCTAAAGCATTCAAAAGTGAAGAGACAAGGGATTCGGCACTGGCTTTAGTAGTCGAAAGCTTTTACAGTAGACATTTCGAATCGATAGTAGAGGCTAACAAATCGGTGGATTAACACAACATTACGTTTGTTAAGGAGTAGAATTCAAAAAATATAAAGTTGTTAGGATTTCTAAAACGCGGATTCTTAACAACTGGCTTTATACTGAACCCAAGCGGAGGTGACCGCATGACCAACGCACCATCCTGCATCCTACGCGAACCCTGTCGCACGTCCTCGGACCCGACCGCATGCACCCGCCTCTGCCCGCACTTCATCGCTCTCCACGGAGCCAGCGGAACGGGTGGACGCGTGAGCGCCGCGAGCATCCCGATCGATTATCGCCAAGTAACAGCCGCGAACTCGGTAGCTCGCGCAGACCAAGCGAAGGCATACGCGATTGTGGAACGCTATTGCGAAACATTCGAACGCCAATTCGAACCAGAAGCCGACCGCATCAAATCGCTGTACCTGTACTCACTCGCGACTGGCACCGGAAAGACAACGACCGCCGCCGCAATCGCGAATACGTATCTCGTCCGCCACTATATCGGATCGATTCAACGGAATAGGCGACCGCTGAACCGACCGGCGTACTTCCTCGACGTGAACGAATGGCAGACGCAATTTAACGCATTCAATCGACCGCGCGTTCCGGACCATATCGCAGAGCCAGCGTCAGCCGCGTACTACCGCGCGATGGAATACGCAAGGGACGCGCCATTCGTTGTAATGGACGATATCGGCGTACGTGACGCGAGCGAGGCGTTCCGTGGCGATCTGCATGCGGTAATTAATCATCGCGTAACGAACCGAATGCCGACCGTTTATACATCGAACGTGACAATCGATGAGCTCGCGGTCGTGTTCGATAAGAGGCTGGCGGATCGTGTACGGGATCAATGCGCGGTGGTTCCGTTTGTGGGCGAGAGTAAACGAGGGATGCGGAAATAGAAAACGTGTCAAGCGCTATTTTCGCGAAAATTAAGCGTATTTAACGGACATGTCGGGTCAGTAACGGACATATCGGGACATAACGGACAGGGTGCAGGAGTAGGCGCATAAACCCGTGTTATGATGGAGGCGCAGCGAATGAGACGAGTACAAACGTGGTATCACGCATGGCAATTACGGAGGGCGGCGCGGCTAGAAGCGAAGGCCGAACGTATATGGGACCGACATTTCATCGCGTGGAATGTGTTGAGGAAAATGTAGTGAAAGTAAACTGGAAGGTTGTCAAGCATTATTTTATGGTTGGATTAGTGCATTATTTTCTACTTTTATTCTCATAACTGGTCTAACCAGTGAGTTATGAGAACTCAATAGTGACTCAATTGTCGTTTATTAAAAGTGAACGCGAAAAAGAATGTTATGATCAGATTATAGGATATGAGTAATTTGTACCGTTGCAAACACATACAAGCATCTTGTACAATCGGAGTTAAGAACAAACGTTCCTATCAACGGGGGTGATCACGAATGGCATACGGAGAATCGCTATTAAGCAAGGTAATCGACGCAAACGACCCGGCCGCCCTCACGCGCTACAGCATCGACGAATCGCACATGGGTACGGAAGCCGAACGGAGGGCGCTCCGGTTTATCCGCGAGTATGCGGAAGCGAACGGACGGGTTCCGGATTATCGTACGGTCGCGGCCGAGGTCGCAGGCTTTACGTACATGCCGGAGGTGGCGGACTCGTTCGAATTCCTGGCGCGCAAGGTGAAGGAGGGCTCCGCCAAGTTCCGCCAACACGCGTTCTTTACGAGTCCGGAGTTCGGCGCGAATTTCTCCGCGATGAAACCGGAGGAGTTTGCGGAGTGGGTGCGCGGCAAGCTCGATGGGATTGCGGCGGGGACAACGGTCCGGACGAAGGTAGGCACGGACATTAAACGGGATACTGCCGCGTTTCTGGACGAGTATCATAAGCGTAAGGAGGGACGCTCGTTCAAGATATGGCGGAGTAAATTTCCGACCATTAATCGCGAGATTGGCGGTTATCTCTCTGGAAACATGTATACGTGGTATGCGCGACCTGGGCGAGGAAAATCGGTCATGACGATGGAGGAAGCGATCGAGGCTGCGTTCCAAGGAGCTAGTGTTCTCGTGTGGGTAATGGAGATGTCGCGATACGAATGGATGGCGCGTGCCTATACGTCGATATCCGCACGATTAGGTGTCTGCGATGCGGAGATAAACGGAATAGTGCAACAGGCCGGATTCGATAACATGGCGTTATTACGCGGACAGCTTGCGGAAGATTTCGAAGCGGCGTTCATTGCGTTCCTAACGCGAGTTTCCGAAGAGATGACGGGGAACATCGTTATTCGCTCCGTAGATGACCAGGACTTCGACTCGCGCAGGGTCCGCGATTTAGAGGCGGACATACTCGTTACAAATTCGGATGTTGTCGTAATCGATCCGTTCTACTACATGGACTACGAGGTTAACACGAGTAAGACCTCGGGCGGCGATGCGGCGGAGACATCGAAGAAGTTGCGGAGGCTGGCAGGAAAGTACGGTGTAGTCCTTCACGTAATCACGCAGGCTGACGAAGTGAAGGACGAGAAAGGTGACGACGGACACCGTGAACTCCGTCCACCCCAACGCGTAGAGATCAAGAAGACGAAAGCGGTACTCGAAGACGCTACGAACGTGCTCGGGATCGATACGGTCGCGAACGACGGGCTCGGCGTAATCGAGATCGGGAAGGGGCGGAACGGTGGCGAAGGGACTACGGTTGAGGTAATATATCTACCTAACTACGGTATAGTACGAGAGATGGAGACCGGACCAGTTGCAGCCCAACGGTTCAATCCCTAACGAACTACCGTCAATGAGCATTAAGGTCTAAAATACTTTGTCAAGAAAAAACTCACTATACATTAGTAACAGCGGTGGAATATAATGTACTAAAAGTTAAAACTTATCCGATAATAGCAAACCCGGAGAAATCTGGCGACGCAAAACTATAGGGGCTAACTCCGATTCTTGGACATGCCAGCCAGCTACCGAAGATGAGAGAAGGGTACGTTATGGTCCATCTCATATTCGAGGTGGGCTATTATTTTAGGAGGTGAGCGCTTACAAGTGAAAATCGACATTCGAGCGGAGTTATCCGAGTTCCCGTGGAGAAATGCTGACTGGGGCGCGGACAAGTTAACCGCAGCCAGTCCGTTCCGATACGACACACATCCGTCATTCTACGTCTATCTCGCGGACACGCCAACGGCAAACGCCGGTTCGTGGGGCGACAGTGGCGCGACGGATTCGCAATTCGCACGCGGCGGCATCGTAAGTCTACTTTCGTTTCTACGCCAAGAGACAACGGAAGAGACGCTCGAATACCTCCGGTATAAGTACGGCGGCAACTACGCTGTCGATACGGACGCCTTAACGCTAGACCTCTCGAACACACTCCGCCTTGAGCGCAATAGGCGAGCGCTCAACGTGGATATCTTGCGCGAGTATGATCGGCACCACCCGTATTTGGAATCGCGCGGAATTAGTCCGGAGGTACAGCGGATGATGGGCGTTGGATACTGTAACCGATCGCGTGCGATAACGATTCCGTGGTTTCTGCCGGACGGTACGCTCGGTACCGTAAAGTTCCGGAGGGCAGCGGAGAAAACGTTCTGGTACGTGAAGGGCGGACGACCGATCCGCGAAATGATTTACGGTATGAACGTGATTTATCGCGATAAGGTGCGACGAGCGGTCATCGTAGAGGCGGAGATTGACGCCATGTACATAATGATGACGGGAGAGTACGCTGTTGCGAGCGGAGGGTCGGCGTTTAACGAAGAGAAGGCGGAGATTATACGAAGGAGTCCGTTAGAGGAAATCGTGATCATGGCGGACCATGACGCGGCGGGACAAAAGTTCAAGCGGAAGGTGATCGAGTTGCTCGCGCCATATGTGCGCGTGAGGGTCGCGGGGTATCCGATACGATACAAGGACCCGAATGAGGTTGCGGATGTGAGCGCGGTCGAACGTTATATCGAGAGGGCGCGGCGGGTACGTTTTAATCCGATTGTAACCGTATAAGGTTACATTCTGCGGCAAGTAGACTGAAAACGCCTACTTGTCCGCCACCTTCTCCTCGGACTCCTTAATCCATTCGTATAAATCTTCCATCGAGCAGTTTAGAACTAGTGAAGCTCGATATGCCGAGTCGGCTCTCATGATATCCTCAAGCTTTAGCCATTTGGTAACAGTTTGGCGTGGTATGCCCATTCTTCGGGCAAACTCTGCTTGAGTGATGTCCCGTTTTTTAAGTAAGTCTTTGAGAAGGCAGCGCTCGATTACATTTCGCATCGAACGCTCCTCCTATAAAGTGGTCATTCTAGTTTACTTTAAAAAACTACGTGTGGAAAGACATGGTATTTCAGATTACAACTATTGCCAATTGATTTGATATACAATATAATGAACCTGTACGAAAGTAAAGGTTGATGCCGCGGGGGTGCCAGTAATGCCTAACACTTTAAAAAACATTGTCTTTGAAGAGATGAAAAAGAGAAATATAACTCAAAAAGATGTAGAAACCAAAACCAATGGGCGTGTGAAGCAGGGCAACCTCTCTGCGTCATTAAAAGGAACACGTCATTTTACCTTAAATACACTAGACGAATTGACATCAGTGCTAGACCTACCGTCTGGACATTTCTATCCCTTTTATATATCAGAATGTAAAGATGTGGTAGGAAACCGCCTGCGTAGCAAGTGCAGAGACTTTATCATTAAATGTAATGAGATTGAATGTTCCCATTTAGCGGATGATTTAGTTAACGAGATGGTCCAAGAAGGCCAGTCAAATACAGAAGTATTTCTGGGGATCGCGGACGAACTTGTCAGTAAGAACATGGAGTGTGCGGCAGTACGCTTCTACGACATTGTAATCGAATTAGAGACTGACAAGCTGTCTGAAAGACTGGCAAATACCCTGTACAAGCGGTACTGTATTGTAAGGAATTGGAACATGGATCATGCATATGACTCCGCGATTCAATTATCAAGCTACCTTTCCAACATAACCACTGATAAATTAGAGGCGTATCGAAAAGTTGTTGCTTGTTACTTCGTTTTAGAGAAGTGGGAGAAGGTAGTTCAGCTATCAGAAGAAATGGCTAGTCAGGCAATATGCCAGAAAGACAAAGTTCAGTATGGCAATGCACAACTGTACAAACTACGTGCAAAATACTACCTCAAAGAATACTCAGAAGCCATAGAGATCGCAGAGGAAGTTATAGCGCTGTTAGGTGAAGAAAGAAGCGAATTTAAAATCTGGGGCGAGGGCAATCGTTTCAACTCAATGATCGCAAGCGGAAAAGTCGAAGTAATTGAAGAATTCGTATGCTGGCTAGACAGAAATCAATCAGAAGTCGCTCCATATATTCATTGCATTCTAGACGTATGTATCAGGCACGGCATGATAGAAAAGGCTGACAATTTGATCGAGAAATACCATTTAGAAATGCAGAAATTCGAGAGGAATGTAGGGGACAACCCCTTCAAAAAAAGGTTATTTGCTAGATTTCAGTTAATGTACTCAAGAGTCTTGTTTGCAAAGAAACAACAACAGCGAGAAGCAATTGATCTAAGTTTAAAAGCCATGGAGATATACGCAGATTTAGGACTTCCCGCCTACATATTAAATTGTGTTAAGGACTTTCATTTGCACAAGGATTTTTGCACAGATGAGCAGAATAGACTATTCAATAGCCTTCTTGATTTGGCTATTACTAAAACATCATAGGTTGAGGAGGTAATCATGACATTTAAAATCATGTTGATACTATCGCTCGTATTCTCGTTCGCTGGAGTAGTAAGTGCAGAGAGTGTGACAACAGAACCAGTAAGTCAGTTAAACGATGGCGGACCAGGTTGGTAAGTTTATTAGGGCACAAGTTAGAAATAGCTTGTGCCTTTTTTATACCCCAAAAATGTCGTAATATGTCGATAATATCAAGGGTTATATCAATACTATTACAATGAGCATCATTGATATACGATGGTAAGATTAGAACAAGGGTTGCTCTACTTCTTGTCACGCTTAATTGCAACAATTTCTTCTATTGGGACATCAAGAAAGATACCAACTCGTGCAAGTGTATCAATATTCATTACTCCATTCTTACGAAACTTGGAGGTGGTTTTGCTAGAGAGATTACACCCCTTCTCAACCTCAATTAGACCCATATTTTTCCGATCCAAGGTTCTGAACAGTGGCTCATATGTAAACATTTGTAAATCTCCTTTGTTTTCAGGTTATAGCTTCCATTATACAAAAATCCTAAAAAGTTTTTTGGGAAAAAGTGTGCAAAAGAAAAAGTCACCCGTCTATCTAAGTGTAAGGTAAAAACGAAAGGAAGATGAGAATGGAACAAGAACAAAAACTCAATAGCCTCGCGATCCAATATCGAGACCACCGCGATGAGGCGGCATTCAACGAGTTATACAACACATTTCGGCCTGAATGGGATCGACGAAAGTATGCGGACGCCAAACGCACACTTAGCGATGTCACCACGATAGAAACGATGTATGGCGAAGTCCTATGGAAGTGTGCGAAGTCATACAATGGTTCCGCTAACTTTTCGCACATGATGAACCGTTCGATCAAACGAGCCTGCATCGATTTACTAGAGCGTAACAAGTACCGCCAGCGACACGAAAGCGTAAGCCTTAACGCAAACGACGATTCGGATGCGCCAACATTCGAAATCGCCGAAGAATTCGATACCGCATATTCGTCGCCAACCGAAGAAACGGTGTTTCGAGAAATGTTCGATAAAAAAGAAAAAGACAAGGTTTCCCTTGTCTCCTACCTCATCGAGTCCTCCAAGACTACTAGCGATGAGGCAACAACCACCATAATTGAGATGTTCGCGCAGTACAAAAACCTGTCAACGCTCGCCAAAGCGCTGGGGATGCACCACGAAACAGTTAAACGGAAATTGACTCGCCTTTCTCGCCATTACGACGCCAATCGCTTTGGTGACATTCGCGAATACCTTGCCGTTTAACATTCGGGAAAAAACAATTAGGCGTGTGTTTTTTAGCCCGAACTCAATTATGTCTCATTATAGCCCATGAAATTGATTCTCGTCTACCAACATTAGATTAACTTTTTCCACTTAATTCATGTGTACGAAATAAAAGGGAGGAATATTCGGATGCCTCATAATTCTATACGCAATAAAAACGGTAAGGTTTCGCAGATTTTCGCCAACACCACGATTACATACGAAGGAAGCACGCGACCATACGAAGACCCTGCGGACTACTACCCGCGCGGTATCACGCTGAAAGGGGTGCGCATCGCATGAACGATAAGCTCCGCATAACTCCACAAGCTCAGACGGACGTCATCGCCCTAACTGGGATCGATCCAACGCGAGCACACTCCTGGATAAATACGCGAGTTCGTCAGGCTACGCGCGTGTCAAGCAATGCGTACCAGTACGATAATTATCTTTTCTATACAGAGCGACCTGGAGAGCGAACGAAGATTGTACGTGTAAAACGCGCGGAGATTACGCAAGTAGATGCGAATCGAGCGCAGAGTACGAACGATAGCGGCGGGAACGTCGTAATTGACGGAATCAAAATCCGCAAGCACGCGATCGACCGCGCTGTTGAACGATTCGGAGTTCCTCGCGAACGAGCTGCGCAATGGATTTACGATCGGTACCGCGAGTCGAGCGTAGTCGTTGAGGACATACGGAGTCTCACGAACGAGGGGCACGTATATGCTACGGAAGGAATCGCAATTGGCATTGATACTGACCGCAAGACAATCCGGACCGTTTTCTATAACACGAAAAAGTTTCCGCCGATCGTCTCGGACAAAGTGCGCGATGTTGTAGCGAAAGAGATGCGTAAACTTGAGCGGAAGATTAACGCCGTCAACAAAACGCTCCCTCTGCAAAAAGCTGCGTTAGAATACGAACGTGCTGAACGTGTGTTGGCGTTAGTATCTACGCGGAGTATCGCGAAAAGGATGGCGTTGCAAGCGAGAATCAACGCGCTCGATACGCATTTGAACGAAATTAACGCAGAGCTAGCGATTTTGGTCGAGCAAAAGAAACACGTAGCAACCGCATTAATCGCGATTTAGATTCGCGTGCGGAGAGCGAGATGGATTCGTCCTCTCGCGTCGGCAACGGATCGGTGGCGTGCAATACTACGTTACTGGTTCGTCGCGGACGCGGGAACATCCGGTGTCCGAAATAAAACGTACGGGGAGCGATGTGGATTGAGTATGTTCACGAAAATGGGCGAAGACGCGGTAAACTCCGCAACAACAAATGGTGGCGGTACGGAAAGTCCGATTGTATCGTTTAAAAGCGGAACCACGCTTAGAGTCGGAGTCAAGTCGATCACGAACGTGGCGGAATATTACGGTTATAGCGTGTACAAAAAGGTGAACACGTTCGTACCGAAGAATCCAGCGCAACGTAACGCGAAAGGGTTTATTACCGGAAATCCGACCGTATGGGACCGCGCAGCCGAACACTTTTACGCAGAGGCGGACGCAGCGAAAAAGGCGGGCGCTTCGGAGGACGCGGTTAAGAAGATCACGGATGAAGCGTATCTGTATCGGGGTAAGCCGCGTTTCCTCCGCGCCTTCTTCGACCTCACAAGCGGAAAGGATATCGTAATCGATCTTTCGCCTAAACAGGAGTCTACGCTTAAGGCCGTCATCAAGAAGTACGAGAAGAAGCTCGATACGATCGCGTTCGAGTTGACGAAGACGGGCGCAGGCACAAACGCAGTCGTCGCGTTATCTCCGATTATCGATCAAGACGAGGACTTAACGGATGATGAACGCAAGAACTACGCAAAACTGTCTGCGGCCCCATTCGATATGAGTTCGTTCGAATCGTGCTTGTACGTGGCGGACGAAACCGAGCAAGTCAAGAATCTCGTAGTCGCCGGATTCGATATCGGAATCCTCGGTCTCACACTCGGTGCTGGAGCGCAAGCCAACGGAACCACTCCGGACGCATCCGAACCTAGCGGCGCGCCTATCGAAATCAGCGACGAAGACTTGCCGTTTTAATAACGAAGGGAGGCGGACGGATGGCGAATCACACGAATAACATCGGAACCCACGCGGAACTCGTCGCCATGACCGCGCTACTTGCGGCAGGTTACGAGGTGGCCGATCCGGTCGCGGCGGAAGTGTACGATTTGGTCGCGAAAGAGCCAGCTACCGGAGTTTGGCGGACTTTTCAAGTGAAATCCCTCCGATTCCGTGCGGACAAGGGCGGAGATGGCGGCGGCTACTACGTTCTCAACGGAACGCGCAACAGCGGCGAGGTTTACGGACCGGACGATATCGACTATATGATTGGCGTGCTCGATGACGCGTGCTATCTCGTTGAGTGTACGGGTCAGACTGAGTATTGGGCGTCTGCTGGCGCGATTGACGGGAAGTGGCGGAAGCTTACGGTGGGAATGCGTGGGAATAACGATAAATTTACGATGATGGAGGCGGTTTAGTATATGATGACGACAATTGGCGGAGTTCAGTATGACGAGGTTAAGCGTAAGGCGGAAGTTGGCGAGAAGATTAAGGTCGTGAACGCAGTAAGTGCGCGGGGACGGTATAAAAACGGGGATGTACTTAGCGTCACTAAGTCGGATGACGTCGGTGTGCACGTCGAGAGAGTCGATGTCGGCATCCTCCACCGCGAATACATCGTCCTGGAACCGGTCACGTCCGCCGACACCGTCGTTCACAACGGCGCGCAATACCGCAAGGTCGACCGTCCTGTTCGCGAAGGGGATGCGTTTATTATCCCGAAGATGGCGAGATTTACGTGCGACCTCACGTCCGGAAAGGTTTACGCACTTGGACGAGACGATGACGGAGATTTTATGTTCGCCGATGATGACGGAGATGAGCGTACTAGCCCGATTGAGTACAACGACGTCTACGTACTCGAACCGATCGCGCCGTCCCTGTCTGCGCTCGAATCGGAACTCGCCGCAACCAAAGCGAAAGTTGCCGAGATGGAGGCGCTACTGGCGGAGGTTAAGCGTGTGGAGGCGGAAGTGCAGCGGTTGAAGGTCGGGGATTATGCGAAGGTTACGAAATCAGGCTCGCACTCATTTAAATCGGGCGACCTAGTGAAAATTTACGATATCGTTAATTACGGAGCCAACCGTATCCGTTGCGAGTATTTAGACGGTAGTCGGATCGGAGGCGACTATTTCTTCGAGTATGAACTGACTCGCGCCACCGACGAAGAGGTTGCGGAGGCAAAACGTAAACTTGAGGAGCAACGCAAACAAGCGGAAGAAACCGCAAAATGGGCCGCAATCGGACGCAAGGTGAGCGAGTTTAAGGTCGGTGACGTAGCGCGTCTGATTAACGAAAACGGACCGGCTGGGGACATATTTGGCGGCATTGCAGTGGGGGATATCGGTGTTCTATACGAAGCAGACAGCGATGGAACTTTCCGATTTGGGGCTCGTGGAGCAACGCGTGGAAATTATGTGGGGACCTGCCAACTCGAGCTCGTCGCACCCGTAGAATCCATCGTTAACCTCCGTGGCGGTGACGCAGCGTGAGCGTAACCCTCCGTTTAAACCTCCGTTCCCCAACGGTCGAGTCCGAAGCCCAGCGCGAACGAGTCGAGGCGGCGGTTGAGTGGAAGAAGGCGGCTGAGACGGTCGAGCAGGCGTGGGAACGGATTGGCGTGATGAAGTTTACGGATAAGGAACGCGAGCTATACGAAGCCGCACGCAAGGCTTACGATTCGGGAGAGATAGGCGGTCTCCCGAACGGAAAGCTGACGAAATCAAGCGTGCTTGCGATGGGAGCCGCCGTCATGCGCCAACATGGCGAGGCTCTCCGCGAGCAACGGATTCGTGAAGTAGTCGCGACCAAACCGGATAACTTCTACATTCTGACGGACGATACGCAATTGCCAGCGTTTGTTGAACGGATACGCGAAGAAGTGAGGCGTCAGCGTACGGAATGGCGCGATCGCTTCCGCATCCTGGGCGTCGAGTCGATGACGGCGGGAGACTTCGAGGGAACGGGCGTAGACTCGTACCTCGACCTCTCAATCGGATTCAGCGTGTGGCTGCCGATACTGAACGAAGGCTACTACCTTCCGTACGGACACGTAGACATGCGGGAAGTGCGTGGATTCGAGGGTATTCCGGATCATTACGCGTACAAGACAGGCGATCCACAGCTCACACGTTCGAAAGTGCTGGCGGCAATCAAACCGTACTTATCGCGACCTGAGCACGGTAAGACGTTCCATATGGGAAGCGCGCGGTATGACCTACATGTCGCGGAAAACGACGGATACACAATCGGCGGTTGTGTGTGGGATACGCTCGACGCCATGCGGCTGATGAACGAGCACGAGGAAGCGTACGGTTTGAAACCGTTGACCGCGAAGTACGGGCGTTGGTTCGGGATTGAAGGACCTATTTACACCTTTGAAGACCTATTTGGGCCTAGATCGCCCGCACCGTTCAATACGGAACTGGTCGGAATCTACGCGATTAAGGACGTCTTGTACGGATGGAAACTGTTCGAGTGGCAGTTCGAAACGATGACGAAAACGAACCGACTGCTCCAATGTTACGCGGAGATTGACTCGAAGTTACCGGAAACAGACGTGTTTATGGTGCGTTGCGGATTCGAAATCGATCTTGACGGAATGAAGGCGCTAGAAACGGAGTTCAACGATAAACTGGCGCAAGCCAAGCGCAAACTGTTCGAAGCGTACGGAATCGATTCGGAGTTTATTCGCAAGATGGACCGGACGATCAACGCGAAGAAGGTTGCGGATTGGATCGAGACGCAACGGAAGAAGATTGCGAAGCGTGACGAGTCTATACGCAAGCAACGCGAAACGATGACGTCGAGCAAGCCGGAGACGAAAAAGTACCAACAAGCAGAGGTGCGTCTCAACACATTACTTGCGGAGAAACTTGCGCCAGCAGACGAAGAACACGCGCCGATATTTGTAGATGACGGAGAGTTTTCGTTGACGAACCCGAGTCATATCGCGTATCTCATCTACGACTACCTGGGCGTAAAAGACCGGACGCACCTCGTTCAACGCGGAAAGAAGCGCTCGACGGCTGCGGATGTACTCGATATGTATTACGAAGAAGAGGAAGCGCTCAAGCCGTTGGCGACCGTAGCCGCGTACGAGAAATTACTCAATACGTACGTGACGAAGATACCTAATGCGCTGGAACCGGATGGGCGTCTGCACTCGGAGTTCAAGGCGGGAGGGACCGCGACAGGACGGTATAGTAGTTCAAGCTATAACGGACGACCAGTCGATATTCTGGACGAGTTCAAAACGGAGGTGGTCGCGTGACACTGACGATCACGGACGACAACTATCACGCGATTGTACGGAAGTTGGTCGCAGATGATACAAAAGCAAAGAAGGGAACGAACCTACAGAACATTCCGGCTAAAGGTGAGGGTAACCGCGTTCGCATGAGCTTTGTACCTCGAGAAGGGTATGTATTTATAGGCGCTGACCTCGGACAAATCGAACCGCGTATCCAATCACACATCATGTACGCCAAATACGGCGATAACTCTATGCGTCAGATTTTCATCGAGAACACTGGATACTACGAAACAATGGCAGAGATGACGTTCAATTTACCTCGCGAGTATTGCATAGACGGTGCGTATGATCCAACAGCCACGTTCAAGCCGCGTTCTATGATGAAAACGGGCGTGCTCGCAGTGTCCTACGACCAGTCTCCGAAGTCGTTCGCGAAGAAAATGAACGTGACTGACGAGATTGCGGAAATGTTCTTTCGCCAGTTTAACGAATCGTTCCCGTCCTTCAAACGCATGGTAACGGATATTCGCGAAGGAATGAAACGTACGGGCTACGTTGAGACGCTTTACGGACGGAAGCGCCGATTCCCGGATTACAAGCGAGTGGCTGCGGAAGCCGCAAAGAGCGAACAGCGGCGGATTCGGTTGTATACGGAACGCAAACGACTGAACGCGAAGGACCGGAAATCGGACGCAGACCAACGCAGACTGACCGAAATCCAAACGGAAATTGACGTACTACGCGATACAGCCGGACTCGTCGGATATTGGGAACGCGCTGCATTTAACGCGGTCATCCAAGGAACTGGTGCGGATATCCTCAAGATGAACGGAAACCGTATGGCGCGGATTTGTAAAGAGCGCGGATGGGAAATGAACGCGTCAATCCACGACGAACTGCTCATATCGGTGCCGCGCTATCAACTCACGCCAGATACGATCGAACTCGTAAATGACGTGATGACACGGACAGTCTCGCTATCGGTTCCGTTGGTGACGGACATCGTGATCATGGAACGTTGGATGGATGAGCACAAACCGGACGAATGGGATTTCGAAAATGGACGGCCAAAAACGAAGGAGGACGAATAGATGGGCGTTGATTGGTACGCTTGCTCGCATTGTGGCGAAACATACCCGGACTGCGGTCGTTGTGGTACTTGCGCCAACTGCGAACAAACCTATTGCGGAGGCTGTTACGACGAGTTCGTTGAAAAATACGGTCTGCTAGATGAGAGCGACGAACGATCCCGCTGGTACGGAGAAGCCCTCCCGGAATGTGATCATTGCAACGGGACGATCGTATCAGATAGCGAGTTACTAGCATTCGTTCTCAGAAATCTCGGAATTGACCGTGAGGTGTTTCTCGAAGAATACCGCGTAATTAAAAAGGAGGACGATGCCTTATCGCAACAATAACGGAACGTGCCCGTAAGATCGAACGTGAGTTTACGGAACAGCTCGACGCTTATTACGCTTCACCTGCGTCCGGCTTTCACGACAACGCAATCGCACGGAAATTCTACGAACAGAAACTCCGCCACCTGACGTTTACGCCGTATCCCAATGACGGACTCGTAACGTTCGGTGCGTCGGGAACGGACAAATGCGATCTCGAAGTATTCTTCCGCAATCAAAAGGTGAAGCCGCAAAAGTCCGATGACTTACCGTTCCGAGGCCGCCAACGCCGCCAGGGTAGCGCGATTATCGAATATGTTCAGCTTGACCTCGTACACATGCGGAAACGGCTCGGAGATGCGGCGAAGTTTGAAGTTGTGAACGTCCCGAATCCCGAAACGAGTTCGTACGAGTGGATGTTCGAAGATGCCGCCCAAAACCGTAGGGTATTCGAATATGACGGCGTAAAATTCGCAATCACTGCGAAACCTGACGGACTGCTCGACTACCTCCCGGAAAGCAAGACGATGCTCTTCGAATACAAAACGAAGGCGTCCGGTATTCGCGCCATGAACTCGAAACTTGACTACACTGGACCTCAGGCGGATCACCTCCGCCAAGTTACCGCCGAGTCGCTCGTATTCGGAATCCGCGAGGGCATCCTGCTCTACGAATCAACGCAAAAGCCCGCATGGTTCTCGGACGAGGATAACGCGAGCGTAACGAAAGGTGCGAAGACGTGGCGCGATGGTACGCCGATCCCCGATATCCGTCCGTTCTACTTCTACATTACGGACGAGATGCAGCAGGCGCTATTGCGTGATTTGGCGCGACAGGCCCGACTAGTTTACGAAGGAGAGAAGCCGGGCGTGACCGCAGACATGACGACCAAGTGCGGATTCTGCCCGTACTTTGGCGGACATTGTCACGCGTCACTCAGCGCGGAGAATCTGGCGGAGCTGCAAACGGTGGAATCACGGATGGCGCGGTCAACTCTCGCAGGTAAACGGGACCACCGAAGCTTGCGTGCGTATCTCGATCAAATTGCGGAGGTGACAGCGTAATGGGTTACTACACGAATTACAGCATCAAGATTACTCCGGACTCTGAGAAGGTGCGCAAATACATCGAAGCAGACGACAACTTGAGTTGGGCACTCGACGAGGACGGCGATTCCTGCAAATGGTACAACCACGAAGACGACATGCTGCGGATGTCTCGCGAGTTTCCTGAAGTACTGTTCGAATTGCGCGGAGAAGGCGAAGAGGCTGGCGACCTGTGGCGGAAGTATTTCAAGAATGGAAAGATTCAACGTTGTCCAGCGATCATCACGTACGATGCGTACGACGAATCGAAGCTAGAGGAGTGACCACGTAATGCCAATGGTATCAGCCGAATTCATCGACCGCGCCGACGAAATCGAAGCGAAGTATGACGAACTCCACGCATCCGTCCGCGTCGCCACCGATGACCTCCGCCAACTCGCCGGACAACTCCATACGATAGACGCGGATGAAACGTACGACGCAATCGTAGACATAGCGAAGGCACTCGAACGGGATGCGGGGATATATCGAGGGGAGGCGGAATAGTGAGCGAAATCTATACGTTCATTGACCTAGAAACGACCGGACTCGATTATGAGACGGAGCAAATTATCGAAATTGCCGCGGTGAGCACGGACTTGGAGCGCGAGTACGGACGTATGCAAATGTTCGTGCGACTCGAAAAAGGACGCGAATTATCCGAGTTTATTACGAACTTGACCGGGATTACTACGGAGGATTTGAAAGGCGGTAATATCTCCGAACCAGCCGTGTACTCACTCGGGCAATTCGCCGCTGGAACGACAGTTGTAGCGCACAACGCTCCGTTCGATCTCGCGTTCCTGTCTAAACTCGGAATGGAGCCGCAATCATTCGTCTGCACTCGCGCCCTCGCCAAACTCGTAGAGCCAACTGAATCAGCATCGCTAAAGGACGTATGCGCCCGCCACGACATCGACCTGACCGGACACCATCGCGCGATGAATGATGTGCTCGCAACCATCGAAGTATTCCGTAAACTTGCGCCAATAGCGGAGGCACGCGGAATCGATTACCGTAATGTTGTCGTGAGCTCTCCGGAACGTCCGCTGAATTTCGTACCATATAACGCGAAAGTTGTGGAGGTGGCGTAATTGGCCGTATATGAACTCGTTGAGATCGAAAAGTCGGGCGCGATGACGGAGGCTGATTCAGCACGTATCGGAAACAGGTTTATCCCAACGGTAATTTCCGAAGGCATTCGAGCGGTCCTCGTTCATGCGGAAGATTACGATAAGGCAATGATTACGTCGCGCGTCGCCTCGATTGCAGACGGATCGCTCCATGAGCAGACGGAGATTATCAAGTTCGTTACGCAGAACACGACGTACACGCTACGCAAGGTAACGGAGGTGTCCGCCCATAGCACGTAAGAAACCGGACCCGCCTACGTTATATCTCGGACTCGACCTGTCGCTAAATCCCGGATTCGCGGTAATCGGCGTATCAAACCGTAAGCCACGCCTGATCGCGGTCACTCACGCCAAGACGGACGCGTCCGAGAACCAAACGTTACGCTACGAAATTATCGAGTCGGTTGCGCTCCTATTCATCCGCGAACAATTACGGGCGGGACCGTTCGCTGGCGTGGTGCGCGAGATATGGCCGCCGTCGCGCGATTACAAAATGAACGATAAGATTCACGGGAGTTGGTCAGCGGTGGATCGCGCACTCACCCGTTACGGTTACGCAGTTACCGCGAACCTAACTCCATCGAACGTAAAGAAAACGGTGACGGGCGATGGGAGTGCGAAGAAGCCGGAAGTGGCGACGGGCGTTCGGAGATTGCTCGGGCTGGCGACGGACTATCCGTTCGCGACCGATGATGAAAGCGATGCGGCTGCAATAGTTCTGGCGTGGTTGGTTCGCGAAAATTTGATTGACGTTGAGGAGGCGGAATGATGGGCGCAATAAAAGAGTTTCTTGCGAGTCTTGTCCCTTATATTATGATCGCTCTATTTTTGGTGGTTTGCGGATTTGTCGCAGCATCCGCGTTGACCGCTGTATTCGGATCGAAAGTTGGGTTCGCTAAAGGGTTCGGAATCGTAACGTTAGTGTACATCATCGGCTCCGTCTGGACCGTAGCAACTCCGGTATTACGGAAATGACCCGCAAATTCGACGACCGTACCGCGCCATTTCCCGTAAGAAACCTCCGGTATCTACGCGATGAGCTGGCGGAAGTCGAGCGTAAGATTCCGGACGCACGCCGCGCCTACCTCGAACTGGTTGCGCAGAAACTCGCGCTACAATACGCGATTGACGATAACGAACGCTATATACACGAAAAGGGAGACGATGTTGATTGACGAAAATGACGCAATTACTGACGGACGAATTTATCGCAGGATATCCGGAAGCACCTGCGCACATGAACGAGCTCGCTCAATTCGTATTCTACCGCACATACTCACGCTGGCTTCCGGAAAAGGGACGACGCGAGAACTGGCGCGAGACATGCCGCCGCAGCGTTGAGTATAACGTTGGACTTGCGCTGAAGCATACGGAGAAGATCGGATATGCGGCGGACGTCGAGGGGCTGCGGAAAGAGGCGGAGGAGCTGTTCGATGCGATGTTCAACCTGCGTCAATTCCTTAGTGGCCGTAGCTTATGGGTCGGCGGTTCCGAGGGCGGAGTCGCGGAGAAGTATCCGCTGGCGAACTTCAATTGCTCATTCGTAAACATCCGTTCATGGGCGGACATGGGCGACCTCTTCTATCTGCTACTAGTCGGAACTGGCGTCGGATTCAAGTGTACGAAGGAAATGGCGGCTGGACTCGCGCCAATCCGTACGAACGTGACGCTAATCAACGCGCCATACGAACCCGTACCGAAGTCTCACCGCCTGGAACGAACGCGAATCACCGAACTCGATAACGGATACGCGAAAATTTACGTCGGGGATTCGAAGGAAGGCTGGGTAGAGGCGCTGCGCTACTATCTCGAAGTCCTAACGGAGCCGCGGTATGAGGCGGTCCACACCGTGAAAATCTCGTACAACTCCGTCCGTCCGAAGGGCGAGCGCTTGAATACGTTCGGCGGAACCGCGTCGGGCTACGAGCCGCTCGCAGAAATGTTTACGGGGATCGACCGCGTACTCAAGAACGAGATTGATCCATCGCTGGCTCCGTTAAAAATGGTGTTAGAAAAAGAAGAATGGAACGGAGACTATGCCGATACAGGTTATCGCCGCGTCCGCCCGATCCACGTACTCGATATCGGAAACCTCATCGGCGCGAACGTAGTTGTTGGTGGTGTACGCAGAACGGCCGAAATCTTCCTGTTCGACGCGGACGATTACGAGTGCATGCTCGCCAAGTACGGAATTAACGGGATATGGACGGAGGAGCAACTCGCACAGCACCGTAAAGTCGGCGAAATGCTTGCGGCTATCGGAAAGAAGCCGGACTGGTTCGATTCAATCGCGAGTATCGGGGACGGACGTTGGGGGCTTGATCACAGGCGTATGAGTAACAATTCGATTGCGTTCGAGGAGAAGCCGGATAGGGAGACGTTGAATCTCGTATTCGAGATCATGAAAGGCGAGGGCGAGCCGGGCTTTATCAACTTAGAAGAAGCGCGACGCAGACGTCCTAATGCCGAAGGACTGAATCCGTTAATGCTGGCGGATGTAAAACCTCTCTAATTGCTGGAAACTCCTAACGCGTAAAGGCGAGGACAATCAGCAGCGAAGCCCTTCAGGGAACGTTCAACGACTATCGAAACCGCGCGAAAGCGTAAGGGAGTAGAGTAGGGCGCAAGAGCGCTCGAAACGGGAGGCAGTCGGCTCATAAATTACGCTAATAAAACAAAGGAGATGAGTACTTGAGGGAACTCTTTAAAGAGTTAGACCTTTCTGGCGAATTTATGCAGCATTTCACTGGATTCATGTTGGGTGACGGCTATCTGTCTAACCAAAATAAAAGCAAGCACTCAGCGCACTTGATTGTCTCAAATAAACATCCGTCCTATATCCGAAGCATTTCCAAGCTATTTGATTCAGAAGGAATTGACTACACTGCGAAATTCAATCACATCAAGGGTAGTTTTCCAGGATCAAAAAGCGCTTCGTCGATATCTACTAAATTCTACGTAACTTTCTCCCAACTAGAGAAAAAATGGTACGAAACAAGAAGTGATGGCACTCACTTCAAGATCGTACCACAAGACTTAAAGTTGACGCCGATAAGTCTACTTCAATGGTATCTCGGGGATGGCTACTTAGTCAATTTATACGGTGAACCGACGAGAGTACAGATATGCACAGATAGATACTCGGACGAGGAGATAGTCTTCCTGCGCGACTGCATGCTACGAGACTTTGGAATAGACGTTCAGATTGACTGGAACCGACGTAGACTACGCGTACCTACACGTAAACTAAACGATTTCTTCGAGATACTTCCGAAGTGTCCGAGCGATATAGAAACCGACTTAGGGTACAAGTGGGCGTAATTTAATCCATTGAGCCGACTGGTGATATAGTCTGAGCTGCGCGGAAACGCGTAGAGGCGGTGCGGAATCGGTATCGCCGCAACATAACTGGTGCAGAAATACTTCTCGACTCGTACGGAGTCTGCAATTTGACCACCGTTAACATGATGCAGTTCGTTCGCAATCACGAAGATGGTACGAAACATCTCGATTATCCTGGACTACACCTAGCACAATGCCGTTCTGCCCGCGCAAGTCTCCGTATGACGCTTGTTACGCTTGAACTTCCGCATTGGGACGCAGTACAACAGCGCGATAGGTTGCTCGGAACCTCACTAACAGGCTTAAAAGATGCAGTTGCCGCCGTAGGACTTAGCGATTGGCAGGAGCGAGACTTAGTTGAATGGCTAGGATCGGTTGCGCGTGGCGAGGCGGATAAATACGCGAAGGAGCTCCGTGTAAACGCGCCACTCCTCGTAACCACGGTTAAGCCGGAGGGCACGTTATCACAAGTCGCGGGCGGAGTATCATCCGGACTCCACTGGTCGCACTCGCCGTATTATATCCGTCGCATCCGCATTAACGCAGCCGATCCGTTGGCGCGCGCCGTCATCGACCTCGGATGGACGGTGAATCCCGAAGTAGGAACGCAAGGTGAAACGCACGAGGAACGGATGGCGAACGCACGAACGCTCGTCATCGACTTTCCGGTGGCGTCTGGCGCGACTCGTACGAAAGATGACGTAAGCGCGGCGGAACAATTCGATACGTACTTCCGATTCCAGCGTTATTACACCGAGCACAATTCGTCGAACACGATTACGGTAAGGCCAACGGAATGGAGCGAAGTCGAACGCATTGTCTACGAAAACTGGGACGATTTCGTCGGCGTAAGTTTTCTCGCGCTGGATGGCGGAACGTATCAGCTCGCACCGTACGAGGCGATTTCGCGCGAACAATACGAGGAGATGGAAGCGAAGATGCGTCCGTTTGATCCAGCGGTACTACAGCGATATGAGACGGGCGGTCAATCAGAACTGGACGCGAACGACGATTGCGCTACTGGCGCGTGTCCGATTCGATGATCGTACTAATGACTACGCTAATGTGCGTAGGCGCACTCATTACGGGCTCTTGTGAGTTCGTATGGCGATGGTTAATCGGAAGGTAAGGTGGGCGCTCCGGCGCTCTCCGGCTTCGGCCGAATAATAACGGAGGTGGTATTGTGGAGATTTTGAATACGGTGAATAGCGGAGGAGAAGGCGGTGCGCTTTTCTTTGGAGGCATGGTTGCTGCATTCGCATTACTCTTTTTCACTGGGGCTATTTACTGTATACGCGACAAAGACTTGGGTTTTGGAGTTCTGCTCACAGTTCTCGGCGCCGGTATGTTGTTGCTCAGTTACTTGGCGTTCGTAGACTACACTACGCCTGACCCCGTCAGATACGAAGTCCTCATCACGGACATGTCCGCATTTGATACGGAGAAATACGAAATCATCGAGCAGCGCGGAAAAGTATTCGTTGTCCAGGAGGTGGTAGAGTGAGGTTGACGCTCGTAATCGAAGTAATTGCAAAGGGCGCTTATGACGAAGAAAAGTCGCAACTATGGCGAGAACTTACGGAAGAACAACGCTTAGAACGCATCGTTGGACTAGAGATGTTCACGCGACAGTTGATCCTTCGCGAATTGGACGAGGGTGCAGAAGTTGCTGTTAACGTTCGGCTTGAGGAGGTGGTGAAGTAATGACGTACGCGCCAACGCAAGAACAACGCGATCTCATGACGATATTGAACGGAGGCGATACGATGGTTAACGATATTTCCGTAAAAGTACGCAAACTCCATCCAGACGCAGTCATTCCGCAATACGCAACGATGGGCGCGGCGGGCTTCGACTTGGTCGCGGTCGAGGACGTAATCATCGCGCCGGGAGAGACGAAGAAGGTACCGCTTGGACTGGCGTTTGAGATTCCAGTAGGGTTCGAGATTCAAGTCCGCCCGCGGTCCGGTGTGAGCGTGAAAACGAAGCTTCGGATCAGTAACGCACCTGGTACGGTGGATGCAGATTTTCGCGGAGAAGTATGCGTTATTATCGACAACATAAATCCGGACGAATATGGGCTTGCGGGCGATACGTTTTATTTAGACGGAACCAAATACAAAGACGGTGAACGGCACTTGGATTATGAAGTAGGAACGTACATCGTCCGCAAAGGCGACCGCATCGCGCAGGGAGTTCTCGCGAAAGTCCCACGGGCGTCGTTCGTTGAAGTCGCGGAGTTGGACGAGACGGAGCGTGGGGCTGGCGGGTTTGGTAGTACGGGTATCACAAAAGAAAAAGCTACCGCCAGATAAGACGATAGCTTTCCCTGCCCTATTTGTAATTCAGTAAAAATACTGCAACCCACGGAATAACTGAGACAATTATCCGTAGAGCAGCTGGCGTGATGATAATTTTCATCATACCACCTCGCTTTCAGTGAAAGGTATTGCACCTCTCGTCTAGCCAGGTAAGGGTCGATGTAATTGCACTTTCTTTCTGGAAGTGGCCGGTACTTCACAAGGTCAATTTAAATTGTACCAAATAGCTCGTCCATTGTAAACATTTTGACAATCGGAGGTTTGATGGATGCGCCAATACCACAAACTATGCCGCCATATTCTCGAAAATGGCGTTGAGAAGACGGACCGCACCGGAACCGGAACCATAAGTACGTTCGGCTACCAATCGCGTTATGATCTCCGCAAAGGATTCCCGTTAATGACGACGAAGGCGCTCCACTGGCCGTCGATCGCGCACGAGCTCCTATGGTTCTTGCACGGTGATACGAATGTGGCGTACTTGAACGAAAACGGTGTGCGGATTTGGAACGAGTGGGCGGACAAGCGTGGTAGCCTCGGACCAGTCTACGGGAAGCAATGGCGAAACTGGACGCGACTAGAAGAGTACGTTGATTACGGATTTGACGGTGATGATGAATATTCTTATACGTCTACTGACGCGATCTCTTACGACCAAATTGCGGACGTCATCGAACAAATCCGCACGAATCCGGACAGCCGCCGCCTGCTCGTAAACGCCTGGAACGTAGGCGAACTCGATCAAATGGCGCTCCCACCGTGCCACTTCGCGTTTCAGTTCTACGTCGCGAACGGACGCCTGTCGTGCCAACTGTACCAACGCTCGGCTGATGTATTCCTCGGTGTTCCGTTCAACATCGCAAGCTACGCGCTTCTGACGCACATGATCGCGCACGTTACCGGACTTGAAGTCGGCGAGTTCGTCCATACACTAGGCGACGCGCATATCTACACGAACCATATCGAGCAGGTACGGACGCAGCTCGAACGTGATCTGCGACCACTGCCGCAGCTCATGATCAAGCGCAAGGTAACGGACATTGACGATTTCACGTTCGATGATTTCGAAATCGTCGGATATGATCCGCATCCGCATATTGCCGGAAAGGTCGCAGTTTAACGAAGGAGGTGTTCGCTTGATTTGGCTTGCGCTGTTCGTCGTATATCTGGCAGTAGGATTTTACTTCAAAATGCCCGATGAGTTCGCTTGGTGGGAAAAGGTACTGTTGAGAGTATTCTGGCTTCCCGTAGTTGTGTTTGTGTTAATTGTCTTTGTAAGAGACTTTAAGTTGTAACGAAGGAGGTTGCGCCATCCTAACGCTAATTGCCGTTCTCTCTACGCTATTTTCCCACGCACCTCCAGCGCCGACCATCGCAACCTACGAAGTCACAGCGTACTCCATCGGAGACGACTTCACGCCAGCCCACGGAATCACTGCGTCCGGCAAGCCCGTGCGCGAAGGCGTAACCGCAGCATGTTCGCGCGACCATCCGTTCGGTACTCGCGTCATGATTCCGGAATTGGGACGGACGCTGACGTGCGAGGATCGTGGCTCGCGAATAACGTCCGGACACCTCGACGTCTTTATCGCGAACAAAACGGAGGCACTACGGTTCGGTCGGCGGAAAATGACCGTAATTATTTTCGAATAAAACGTGCAGAACGGAAACGCGCCCGTCTATCTAAGTGAACGGTCGAAGTCGTGCGAAATAGGCGATCGCATGACGGAATAGCCGCAAATAAAAATATCGGAGGCTGATCGGATGAGTACGAACCAAACGAATGTGACGGTATTGACGGATGATAACGGAGTGCAACGTGAGTATGCGGAGGTAAAGCGTAAGGCTGACGTTGGGGAACGGATAAAGATCGTCAATAGGTCAGATAGAGAAGATCACTACAACAACGGAGATGTTCTTTCGGTAGTATCTACGTGCTCCGCCGGCCTCTTCGTAGAAAGTCCGCGAGCTGGCGTTTGGCACTCGGAGTACACTGTACTCGAGCCGACCTCGACCGTCATCATCGACGGCGTGCGTTATCGCGAGGAGGTGTCCGCCTAATGAGCGTTAAAATAGCTCTCACGGCGCGCGCTAGGGCGGGAAAGGACACGGTCGCCGCCCACCTCACGCAACAATACGGATTCGTCCGGCTTGCATTCGGAGACGGAATCCGTAAGGTCTGCCGCGATCTCTTTCCGGATCTATTCGCCAATGATCGGAAGCCCCGCGCGCTGTTACAAGGCGTGGGGCAGGCGATGCGAGCGTTCGATCCGGACGTGTGGGTCAACGCTTGCCTCCGCAAAGCCAACGAGCCTATAGCGTTTAGGGCGATTGATCAACCATATCTCCCGCCAGAACGAATCATAGTCACCGACCTCCGCCAGCCTAACGAATACGCTCGCCTCCGTGCGGAAGGCTTCGTAATCATCCGCGTAACGTGTGACGAGCCCATCCGCAGACAACGCATGCTCGACGCAGGCGACACGTTCGATGACCGCGACCTAACGCACGAAACCGAGCTGCATTCGGACGGATTCGCGGTCGATTACGAGATCGAGAATAATGGGAGCTTGGCGGAGTTACACGCGAAGGCGGACGCGGTGATGGCGGAGATTATTTCGAAAGGGAGCGATGTGTAATGGCGAACGTATCCGAATTAATCGGAAAAGTGTTAACGAAGATTGACGACAGCATTGCGGACGAACTGCGGTTTTACACGGAGGACGGCGAGTGTTATCGGATGTATCACGAGCAGGATTGTTGCGAGCACGTTTATATCGAGGACATATGCGGAGACTTGACGGACCTGATCGGCGCGACTATTGAACTCGCGGAAGAGGTCAGCGAAAGTGGCGATGACGGATGGGACGGAACCCATACGTGGACATTCTACAAATTCGCGACAACGAAAGGTTACGTCACAATCCGCTGGTACGGTAGCTCTAACGGATACTATTCGGAGTCGGTCGATTTCAAGCGGTGGGAGGTGGCGGAATGATTCCGTTCGAGGGCGTATATTTACGGTGCGTTATCGGCATCCACAAATGGACGTTAATGTACGAAGGTGACGGCATTCGCGCATGGAGATGCGAAAGATGCCGTAAGTACAAATGGAAAGAGGCCGCCCAATGAACGACAGCCTCCGCCACTATTACGAAATGGGCTACTTCCGCGGACGTGCCGACGCGCTAGACGGACTCCCGTATGACGCACGCTTGCCGAACGAAAGGGACGCGGATGACTCCGCTTCTACTCTGCTGGAGTCTCCGCCTTCTTCCGTTTCTTCTTCGGCGCAGGTTTCACGTCCGGATGAGCCGTAGGTGTCTCCGTTTCCTGATGGCGGAACGCGTACCAATTATTCTGGCGCTCGATGTAAACGTACTTGCCGAGCTTCGGCTTGTGTTTCCGCATGAATCCGCGAACGCCCGCATAATAACGTTTGCGGTCGAATGTTGCTGGAGCCACGTTGTCGCCCACGTTAACTTCGCCAGGACGCGCGAGTCCGATATTGCCCGTGTCAGGATCGAACGCGATGTGCGCCTTGAACGGCATGTCCTTGACTACTCCGAGCGTCTTCCGTAAAGCTGCGTTCATGTAGAGGCGTCCGAAATGATCAACGGTGAGTGCTGGCAAATCGTCACCACTACGAAAGTTATACGCGATAAACGCCATATGGTGATCACACTCCGATTAAATGTCTTACGTACCATTATACGCCAGTTAACGCGATATATGCAATGAACGTTAATGACGAATATTGACGAAAAGGAGCGATGGGACGACGGTGATTGCGAATCACGATCGATGGCCTCAACGGAAATTGGGCGGGCGTCGAGAAGAGCGCTACCCGACTGCATGGGACGCGCCAGCAAGTACGTTATGTGTAGGCGGAGATTATACGCAAGGAAAACGGTCTGGCGGCGCTTCTTCTCCAGTTCATCCGTCGTATTACGAAGGTCCATTACGAAAGGAGAGCGATATTATCGACGAATATAATGTAACGCCACAACTCGAAAGTAACGGATTCACTGTCGCGGAATTATTCGCAGGTGGCGGACTAATGGCGATTGGCTTGCGCTCTGCCGGGTATAATCTCGTATGGGCGAACGATTTCGATAAGAACGCGGTGAAAGCCTACCGCCACAATCTCGGCGACCACATCGTACACGGCGATATTACCGCGATTGATATCGATAGCATACCGGACGCGGACGTAATTGCCGGAGGGCCGCCGTGCCAGGATTATTCCGTAGCAGGAACGGGTGCAGGCGAAGAGGGCGAGCGAGGCAAACTCGTATGGCGCTATCTCGAAATCATCGAACGGAAACGACCGAAAGCTTTCGTATTCGAAAACGTAAAGGGGCTGATTACGAAGCGCCACCGCCCAACGTTTGACGCGCTACTCCGTCAGTTCAAAATCATCGGATACAACGTGAGCTGGCGGTTGATCAACGCATGGGATTACGGAGTTGCGCAGAAAAGGGAGCGCGTGTTTATCGTGGGCGTGCGGGCTGATCTCGGATTCGCGTTCGAGTTTCCGGAGCCGCGACCGGAGGATTACCGTACGCAGGTGCTGCGTGATGTGATCGGGGACTTGCCGGAGCCAACGGATACCTGCGGGAGAAACGTGAAAAAGGCGGAACGTGTCGCGGATATGGACGAACCTGCACCGGTGATTACGACGCAGTTCCGTTGTCAAACCGTGGAGATTACGAATCACAACGGAGGAATTGCCGCGAAAGAATATCCTGGTCATACGGCGTCAAATCTGGATGAGCCAGCAAAAACAGTTGTGGCTGGTGCGAACGGAGTGCCGGGCGGGGCGAACTGCTTTTACCCGAACCACGAGCGTAAGGAAATCAGCGAAAAGGCGCTCGCAGGCTACGAAAGGCGCGGCGGACAAGGCGGATTTGGCTTCCGCGTAAACGAATGGGACGACCCGTCACCTACGATATTCGGGCGGATATTCAACGAGGGAAAGGCGTTTGTGCATCCGCAAGCAATGCCGCAGCCGCGCCGCTTTACCGTCCGCGAGTGCCTCCGCATCCAATCCGTACCCGACTCGTACGTGCTCCCGGACGACATCTCGCTATCCGCGCAATACCGCATTGTCGGTAACGGAGTCGCATCGCGCGTCTCTTACCTACTCGGAGTCGCGCTGGCGGAACAACTACGGGTGGCAACGGAATCGAACGCAATAGGCGAGCGTTTGATTTCGGATTGCGCCAACAGTCCCGGATCGTGCGAAAGGGAGGCAGTGTGATGTCATATTACGATTTACTGACGAAAGAGAACTCGCGTCTGAACAAGACGGACGTTATTGCATTAGAGTCCTGGCATAATACGGCGTCGCTCGGAGATAAGGAACAGCGCGCCCTCACGTTCATCGAGCAGGCTATCGTAAAAGTCCGGAACGATTATGGGGATGACGCGCGCATTGTCGTATCCTGCTCGTTCGGGATCGACTCGATCGTAACACTTCATCTCGTGAAGAGAGTCGCGGAAAAACTTGGAGTAACGTTCGATACCGTATGGAACAACACGCTTAATGAGTATCCTCAGACACGCAAGTATGCGAAGGAACTTACAGAAGAGTGGAGACTTAACACGATAGAAGCACGTCCACTGACGACACTAACGAAGGTTTACGAAGAGAACAGGGTCGATTCGCTATTCAAACGTAAGAGCGACCGTTCAGCCGGAAAGCCGGTCATCGAAAAATGTTGCCACCATTTGAAGCACCAGCCGATGCGCAAGGCGATTCGCGCGCATGGATGGCACCTAATGTTCAACGGAGTACGTGCGGGTGAATCGCGCCAACGATGGATGTCTGCTCGGCGTGACGGTGAAATCTACTACTCCCGTGCTGAATGGAAAACGTGGGTGGTGCGGCCGATCCTGTGGTGGACGTCGCTCTCCGACTCGTTCAATTACGGAAACAACCGTCAGGAAGACGTATGGGGCTACGTTAAGAAATACGCGATTCCGTATAATCCGATCTACGATTTAAACGCGGTAATCGATGATAAGTACAGCGGAAACGCGCTCGTGGTCGACCGCGAAACAGCGCAAGAACTGGTGGCGCAGGGTTATAACGTGTTCATGCCGCGAACCGGCTGCCAGGCGTGTCCCATTCCGATTAAGCGCGGGTATCTCCGATACTTGCGGCAGGTGTTCCCGAGAGTGTTCCGTGCGATGCTGTTCCAACTCGGATTCGCGCGGGTACTTATCGCAGAAATGGACGAGACAGAGCGTGACTCGCTAATAGCCGAGATGAGTGCGTTCGGAATCGTAGACGAGCCGACACAAGACGCAATAATCGCGCGATTAGAAATGGTCCTGGAGCTGCGGCCGTGTGCGTTTGATAGCGTAGGCATGGACAAACGCGGAAAGAAAAAGCGATCGGGGGAGGCGAGCTAGTGGGCGCATGTGCCGTTGATATAACGAAAGGACACCGTGAGTATAGCGTTAGGTATGCGCTGAATGACCGTGACGGTGTGCACGCCATTCTCCGCGATATTCACCGATTACGTGAGCGACGCTTCTTGAGCGGAGATTTCGCCGCGTCCGACTTGATCAGCGATTTAAACACCGCAATCACTCGTGCAAAGCTAACTGCGCGCCAACGCGAGGCAATGTACTGGGTGTATGAGCGTGATATGACGTATGCATCTGCTGGCACCGAAATGACGCTGAACAAATCGAATGTATCCGAACTCCTAACATACGCACTGGAACGGATTGCGGCGGTATTCAAAAAGTGGGAATACGGAGATGTGATCGTATACGAAATGACGGAGGAGGAAGAAAATGACGCAGCCTAGATTTCGCGGTAATCTCGATTATAAAACGGAGTTCTCCGCAGCAGTCACCGGAATGTTCGATACCCTAATCGCGGACAGACAAGCGAGAATAAGCGCGATCCAAGCGCTAGTTGACGAGTATTTCGCATGTATTGGAGAGATGCCGGAGGGAGCCGAGCTCGACCGCCTGGCGGACCTGATACTGAACGAAGAGTTAACGGACAAGCATCCAGACAAGGTTACGCGAACTGAGTATCCGTTTCTAAGCGAAAGCCAATTCGCTCGCCGCCGCAATAACGAAACGTCACTCGACCGCGCAGCCGAATCGCTTGACGCAAACGGCGTTGACCACCGCAAGCCAACGCGAAGACTCCGCAATAAATGGGAGGATGCGTTCGTAAACGAAAACGCGCAGATAAGGAATGCGGACCGACAGCGCCACTACAGCGCGTTCAAATACGGCAAGAAACGCTACGGTGGCGGAGGGCTCCGTTTCCTACAATGGGGCGAAAAGTCGTACGAGAGCGTACCGATTTAGCGCAATATCCGTAACATTCGCGCCAATAGTTAACTATAGCTTACGAAGACGCTTTGCCGATGACTCCAGTACCATCCGGACGAGGCGCGCATACGCAACGCAAAATAAACGGCCGCACTAGCGGACCAAACGGAGGTAATTACGTATGAAAAAATTCGCCATCGCAACATTCTTCGCAATCGTCGCGGCACTGTCCGTAGCATCCAGCGCATTCGCTGACGGTGGCCCCGGCTGGTAAACCGTTAACTCGCCGCTGGCTACGGTTAAAAACGCCATTTCGCTCTGCAAGCGACCTGCTTCGGCGGGTCCTAGCGTTGGGATCGCGAATGAGTTCGTGGCTCGAACGCTGGAAGGACTCACTCCGTTTCAAAAACGAGGAGATCCGCAATTGTAACGTTAAAGTAGACGCACAACTTCGCAAGGAGATCGCGGGGATATCGCTCCATTTCGTCGTTATACATGGCGCGGACGGAGTCGAAACGGTAACTGATACTACGGGCAATTTCGCGGATTGATACGCCGCGTGCATCTGCGAGCGCCTTTAGGTTAGAGCGTAAAGTCATCGTGGCACCTCCGTATATGTCCGATTATACACCGACACGAAAAAGGTGTCAAAAAGTTGTTGACACGTTAAAGGTGTCGGTGTAATGTTGAGACATATCAGTATGTTATGATTGGTTGTGGGAGGGAGGTATTGTAAATGCAATTAATTGATTGTTTGAGTGAGCTCCCGGATGATATGGAAATGATAGACCTTTTAGAGTCTGGTAGAAAAACAAAAACCGTCGGACAGCTAAAGCAAGAGTTGAAAAATCCCAATGAAGAGGGTTATGAGGTTAGAATCAGTAAATTTAATTACGGGAAAACGATTAAGTACTCAATCGGACTCATTAATGGGCCGAATCTCTACAATCAAGCATAACTTTAACGCAATCAAAACGAAGGACATCGGTCGTGCACCGGTGTTTTTCTTTTTGTTTACGTAATCCTTTGGCTTTATGTACGTTAAGGCGCGGATTCATTGCGCCAACTATACGAAAGTGGGGCGTTGTGACATGGGTAAATTTGACCGCGAGTCAGACGTAATCGTTAACGGAGCGTCCGGCGAAAAGAGAATCGTAGGTTATACGGAGTTATCGGGTAACAGCGGATACTGCGCTCAACTTCAAGCAGGTGAACGCATCTCTCCTATTCGCGATCTCACCGTCAAACTCAACGTAGACGTATCGGACGCGCTAACAGGACTGAAGGCGCTCAGGCGCGAAGCTGATGCGGCGGTGCGTTCGTTGGCTGCCGTAAATGAGGCGACGAGGGAGCGCACACTCTCCGATTACTCAACGCGTGAACTTACGGATGAATTGGTGCGGCGAATGGGCGTAAGAGAAATCGTACTCACACCGAACGGATATGTGCGCCTCACTTCCGACATTTACGGAATTGGACAGACGACTACGGAAGAAATAACGGGCCCCGTACGGATATTGATAAACGTGGATTAACGCAGCCTAATCGGGCGTCGGACGTGAGTGTCCGGCGTCTTATTTAGTTTGCGTATCCTGACGCTAGAGCGCGAGTAAGTGGCGCTTATTTATTACGAGAGAGGACGATGACTGACGATGGAAAAACGAAGAGTAGACGATTTGATCGCGTATCTGGATCGGTTAATTGCGCTCAGAGCGAACGATTATCACACCGCGAAAGAGATTGGTAATTGTATGACGGAGATTCAACGTGAACTTGCGATTGGTCCATGGGATCGAGCGGAGAGGTTCGAATTGTCTACGGGGTTTTCCGCTATGATTGACGGGAACATGTTCGTAGGCCCAGCGAGTATTTGCGTTCTTCCGCGAGGTGATCGCTGATGAGTAACGTAGTCCAACGCACATACAATCCGGAAACGGGCGAAATCGGAACTTTTATACCGGACGGCTCCGGTGTCACATACAGAACGGAAGAGCAACGTGAGACAGCGCGCCAACACTTCGAGCGCGAACGCATGAAACTGACCTATCGCGGACTCAACTGGGTCGCGTGCTATCACGAAGCCATACTCGGAATCGTCCGAGACTTATCGCTGATCGAGGCGGGAGCGCTAATCAAGCTGCTTCCGTTTTTACGTTTTAAAAGCGCGGGCAAACTCGTTGCGGACGGCAAGCCGCTTAAGCAGGCGGATATCGCGCGGATATTGGGACGCAAGAAACGGCAGACGATCGATATTCTCGCGCAGCTAGAGAAGCTTCGCGTCATTACGTGCGAAAAGGAAGGGCGCAGTAACGTGTACTATATTAGCGTCGATTTCCATTCGATGGGCGACGTAGTCGAGGGCGCGTCATTTACGAAATTGTACCAGGTGAAGGCGCGAGAGATTGCGGAGGAATTAACGTTAAGTGAAATCGGACTACTCTACAAGATACTTCCGTTCTTCCACTACCAAACGTACTATCTCTGCGAAAATCCTGACGAAGAGAATCCGGAGGTTATCCGCCACTTGAATCGCGAACAGCTCGCGGAGAAGATCGGACACGATCCGCAGACGGTAACGGAATTGGTCGGGAAATTGCGGAGCAAAGGCGTGCTGATGACGACGGGAAGCCGGAACACTACGCACTATCTCGTACATCCTGACGTGATGTTCCGCAAGGAATACGAGGATGAGTATACGAGGGTCGTGCGGAGGATGTTCGAGGAGCACCGGAGGAAGACGTTTCAGTAAGGTCAAAACCGCACCTATTACCCCGTTCAGTAAGGTCAAAACCGCACCTATTCGAAGTGGCTCCGAGCCTTGGCGCTGTAGGGCGGAAGGCGGTTTTTGACGATTTTCTTCTCTTTATCTTAGAGAATATCGGCTAACGCCGAGTGCTGCGGCGAGCCTTGCACCATCATCTATTTATCGCGAATGAACTACATGTAATAGATTTGGCGCGGTAAAAGAGTGATACCGAGCCGTTAGGCGAGGGCGCAAGGCGGAGCCGCCGCGCAGTATTAAGACACCTTTAGCTTATTCGAAGAAGTATATAGAAACGGGGGTATCACGTTATATGACGTTCACTATACCGTTATGGGTCGTATGGCTTATCGGAGTTCCTGTCGGACTGATTACGCTATTACTCGCGATTGCAGGCGGAATGATGTTGTGGGCTTTCCGTAATGGTCCGTATAGGTAAATCGGTACTGTCCGTACATATGCCGTTTTCTCGCGCCATATATAGAAGCGATGCGTGGCGGAGTCGTAACGGAATGTACCGAAATGCTGACGCAATCAACCCGTAAATATCCGCACGAGCGTTCCGCACGGACGTGCCCGGAAAACATCGACCCTACTCCGAATTGTGTCCGTAATCCACACGATTCTGACAACGTTTATGCATCCGTTATGCAATGTATATACGGTTATGCACGTTATGCAGGCGGTGTATAAACGTTGATATAACACGGTTCTCCGTTTATGCACGGAATCGGGCGTATGCATAACGTTTTATGTAACCTTCGGAAATGCGTACAAACGTTGATACGACGCAGTTTGTTGGAGCTTACGTAATGTTAGCGGGTGGTTCATAATCAATATTATCGGACGCAAACAAAATGCGAACAGTGTATGTTTATGCACACGATGAATAGTCGCGATTGCGCAAACACCCGCGAATATTCTGACAATAATCCCCCAAGGCGGTCGCTGAAAATCACCCAGTCTGGCCCCGAACGCTTTCTTACAGGTTTTAAACCTCCGGGTCTAACCGAATATCCCTCGAACTTAAACGTAAGTTACCGAACGCCTATCGGTAGCTTCTTTTTACGTTCGAACAAGCGGAGCCGTCCGCTAACCAACGAAAGGAGACGATATCATGGCGAAAGACCTACGTAAACTCGAATCAAAGCTCACCCGCGAACAGATCGACGCCGCCCGTTTACTCGCGATCAACAATTTCCTGCCACGTAATCCGGAAGCTGGCGAACAGGGGCGTATGACGCTCGATGAAATCGCGGAGCAGGCGCGTTGCTCGATTAGCGCGTTGTATAAATGGCGACATCACAACCGCGATTTTATAGCGTATACGAACGAACTGTCCGCGGACGCGTTTATGTCGCACCTTCCGCAGATTATGGAGAAGCATCTGGACATGACGATTAAAGGGCAGGGCTCTATGAAGGGGATCGAGCTGTTCTACAAATTCGGAGGACTGCTCATCGACCGCCAGGAGATCACGACAGACGACGCAGGCTCCGCGCAATCTCTCGAAGACCGCCTCGCACGCCTGAAAGAGAGGGCGGAATCGCTACCGACGAAAGGGGACGTATAAATTGGCGTTCCTTAACGGTAAGTGGTACGATCGCCCTGCGCGTCAGGCGGAAATCGACCGTAGAATCGACGTCATTGCGCAATATAACGTACTGGCGGAAGCAGGCGACCTAACGGATTATGACGTTGACCAGTGGGAGATGCTCGACGCGGAACTGGTGAAGCTACAGCGCGTCCATGCGTGTGAATACGATACACTCCTGTTCATGTACGAATACTTTTCGGAGGCGCGCAATCCCGGTAACCAGGACAATCTGATTCCGGCGGGCGTTGATTACGAAAACGCAGCGGACTTCCACCGCGAGCTCTGCGCGTTGCTCGACGAGATCACTCGCGGCAACGTATCCGAAAACGTAGCGTGGTCAGTCGGACGTAACCACGCGAAGACGGCGTACTTATCCAACGGATTCCTCTGCAAGAACGTAGCTTTCCGCCACAAGCGTTATATCGTTGAGGTATCGGAAACGACGGACGTGGCGGGCGACTTCATCCAGTGGGCGCGGAATCAGCTCGTTTTTAACGAGAAGCTACGCGAGGATTTCGGCGAACTCCTTCACGAAAAGAAATCGATGAACGATACAGATAACAAATATGAGTTCGTTACGACGACGGGCACGAAAGTCGAAGCGAAGGGTATGGGGACGCAAATGCGTGGACTCCGTCACGGCTCGACGCGCCCGGACTTGTTTCTCCTCGACGATTTGGAATCCGGAGAGAATACGAATACTACCGAATTGCGCGCGAAGAACCTGCACTGGTTCCGGTCAGAGATGCTCGAAGCACTTGGATTCGGCGGACTATGCGTTTACATGGGAACGATTGTCCATTACGACAGCTTACTCAACCACGTTCTCACCAAGCGTAAGGACTTCATATCACGCAAGTTTCCGGCTATCTTATCGTGGTCAGAGCGCGAGGACTTGTGGGAAGAGTGGCGGCGGATTTATAACGAAGACAGTTCGGACGCGAAACGGAATGCGGACGCATTTTACGCAGAGAATGAAATGGAACTGCTTCGCGGAACGAAGACGTTGTGGCCGCGATACTCCTACAAGTTTTTCATGGAGAAGCGCGAGGCGATGGGCGCGCGGGCATTCAACCAGGAGTACCTCGGAAACCCGGTCGACGAGGAATCGCAGATTTTCAATCCGGAGACGTTTACGTATTACACCGACAGTGACCTCGAACACATTACGCTCGATTACTTCGGTGCGGTCGACTTCGCGATGGGAAAAGAGAAGGGCGACTATTCCGCCATCATTACGCTCGGTCGCAATCGCGATACGGGCGTTTGTTACGTTACGGACGTATTCCTCAAGCGAGTGCACCCGGACGTTCTGTTACAGGAAGTTGTTGAGCGTGCGGTTCGCTTTCAATACGAAGGGCTAGCAGTCGAAGCACAGCAAGCGCAGGAGTGGTTCGCGCATAAGTTAGCGGAGGAATTACGGAGACGCGGCTATCCGACACACGGTCGGCTGAAAGAAATAAAACAGCGGATGCGGAAGGCACTCCGGATTGAGTCGTTGTTACCAGACATTCAGAACGGAAAGATTCGATTTAAACGTGAACAACGGCTACTTATCGAAATGCTCGAGCTTTACCCAAACCACAATCACGATGACGGACCGGACGCGCTGCATATGGCGTACGACGCGACGAGCCAACGTAGAAAACGCGTAACAGATAAACCAGCGTGGTTATAACGCAATCGATACGAAAGGAGGACGCCATCATCGCTAAACTATTCGAAGTCGGGGCGCAGTTCCCGCCGAAAAACGCAATCGAACGCCTATCCAAAGAGTACCGCGGCCGCAAGATTTTCGACGGTAAGCAAGCGGAAGTTCTCGAACGCGCATCGGATATCCTAAAGGACACGCCGCACGCACCGCAACTCCGTAAGCTTTATGTTGCGGTCAATCTGATGGACACGTTACTTTCGAAGCCTGCCGATTTAATGTTCGGTGAGCCTCCGTTATACGAGTCCGGTAAGCCCGATGCCTCTACGGAACAGAAGCGCCTTAACTCGATCGTTGAAGAGAACGATATGAACCAACTCGGACACGAAATCGTAATCGGCGCCGGCATCCGGGGTGACGCGTGGATCAAGGTTTATCACGCGATCCGCCAGGACATGTCGGAGGTTCCAGCAGGTTACGAAGTGAGCGCACAGCCCGAGCCGATTATCGAAGCGGTCGACTCCTCGTACGTATTCCCGGAGTTGTCTCGCGGTTCGCGCAAACGGTTCAAAGCGGTCAATATCGCGTATGTCGAATGGGTTACAGAGTCAACGAAACCCGGTATCCAAAAGTATACGTTAGCCAAACAACCTGACATCGAAGAGGTCCCGTATCTCGTGGTCGAGCGCCACGTTCCCGGACTCATCCTGTACGAGCGCTATCGCATGACGCCTAAGAGCGTAGACACCACGTATGACGCGCCGATTCAGACGTTTACTATAACGGAGCAGGTCGAAACTGGACGCGATGAGAACGTCATCCAGACGGGTCTGACGCACATTCCCGTATTTCATGTTCCGTACAAAACGACAGACGACAATTGGGCGGGAATTAGCGGTATCGAAAAGCTAGAGTCCGTTCTGGCCGCGATAAACGACCGGCTTGTCCAAATCGACTATATTCTGTGGAAGCACTCGGACCCGACCGCGTATGGTCCGGACTTAGGCGAAGCAGAGACGCGATTCAGCGGTCGCTACATACCCGTTGATAAGAATGACGTAGCTCCAGGATATATGACGTGGAACTCGCAGTTAGACGGCGCGTTCAAGGAACTCGACTTACTCCTCGGACTCGTGTTCCAGGTGAGTGAGACGCCGCAATGGCTATTCGGTACTACGCTTACTCCGGACAGTGGCGGAACTGGTACGTCGCACACGGACGGTGCCGCAATTAAGGCGCGATTCATGCCTATCCTTTCGAAAGTCAAGCGGATTCGCTCGCACGTAGATCGCGCATTCCGTGACGCGCTGTGGACGGCGCAATTACTTGAAAACTACACGAATGAAGGTGTCGACGGATTTGTGCCGTACGAACCCGTTTACCCTACGATTAGTTGGCGCGACGGGATTCCGCGTGACGAAAAGACCGAAGCAGAAACGATGGCGATTCGATTGGGCGGAAAGCCGACGATTGATGTTCAATCCGCGATCAAGCATCTTTCCGAAGTCGATGACGACAAGGCGCGCGAGATTATGGCGCGTATCGAAAAGGACGAAGAAACCGCGAATGGGACGGTGGACTCGTCCATTTTTAATGCGCAGAAACCGGAGGTGGAGCAGGATGCTTGATAAGAAAGCGGTAGTGGACGATAGACAGCCGGAAAAAGCCGTTGTGAAAACGGAGGACGGGAAGTTTACGGTCACTTTCGATCGTCCTCCGTTACTCCTGTTCATTAGTTCGGACGGCAATGGTAGCTACGACCAACTGTTCGTTAACGGAGTAGAGTCGGTCGCACACCGTTCTGTAACGATAGATTCTGCTATAGACGAATTGACTATGTTTCATGTCAGTAGATACGCATGTGTTGCGGAGGAAGTTGGTGACGCGTAATGCGCGAAGTCCCACGTCCGGATTACGAATACGAAATCAGCCGTCTTGTCTCCGAATACACACGCGCCATGTACCGGATTTCGGCGGAGCTCCAGCGCCTTGACCTTACCGATATGTCGCGCGCAAACGCAGCGGCGGTACTGGCGGAGGTAGTCCGCATCCTTACGGAATTGAACGAAACTTCCTCCGAATGGGTAACGCGCAATCTACCAATTGCCGCAACGGACGGCGTGGCAGGCGCAATTTACGCGCTAGGAGTCGCGGATACGTTCGAAGAGGCGCGCAAGATTGCGAAGTTTAACCGCATAAATAGGGCGATGGTTGACGCAGTGATTGCGGACACCCAATCGGATTTACTTGCGGTCACAGCGAACGTCGAGCGTAGAGTTCGCGCAGCCGTCCGTAAGATTACCGCCGAATCCATGCGTGCGAATATGACTCGCGGAGTTAACGGTCGGCGTACGATCAACCGCGATATTCTCGATGGATTACGGAAGAAACTCGGCGACTCCGTAAATACCGGAATCATTGATGCGAGAGGGTACAGGTGGAAACCGGAAGTCTACGTTGACATGGTGACACGGACGAAGACGATGGAGGCGCACATGGAAGCGACAGTAAACGAGGCAGTGTCGCGAAATGCGCTATATGGCGTTATATCGCGTCATGGCGCGAAAGATAACTGCCGTTTGTACGAAGGCAAAACGGTAAAACTCGTAGCTGATGCGCCCGGCCCTTATCCGTACCTCGGAAACCTGCGCGGTGGTCGCGATATCTTTCATCCAAATTGCCGCCACGTTGTATCACCTATACGCAAACCACCGGACGCCGATTAGGGCGTTCTTTTTCGTGTCCTACGAGCTGACGTAAAACGGTCGGAATCTATGGTCTACGCGGACCTAAAACGTGGAGGTAACGTATGACAAACGTATTCAAAACGCTGTTTCCCGTAAACCTACAGTATTTTTCCGACGCTGATCCGGAACCGACTGACCCGCCTGCGGAACCTACGCCAGAACCAGCGAAGACATTTACGCAGGAGGAACTCGACAAGGTCGTAGCGGAGCGTATCGCACGCGAACGTAAAAAGTACGACAAGTTTGCGGACTATGACGACATCAAGAAGAAAGCGGAAGAGTACGAGAAACTTGCGGAAGAGAAACGCCTTGCCGATATGACCGCGCAGCAACGTGCGGAAGAGGCGGCGAAAAAGGCGCAAGAGGAGCGCGACCAACTTCACGCAGATTTGGAGCGTGAGAGAGCGCAAGTCCGACGCGAGAAGATTGAGAACGAATTTGTTCGCCTTGCTACGAGTGCCAACGTTGCGTATACGGACGATGCGTTACGTCTAGTCGATTTATCCGCGGTAGAAATCGGACAAGACGGTAAGCCCGTCGGCGTTGACGTGATCGTTGCGAAACTCGTTCAAGATAAACCGTTCCTGCTCGGTCAGAAACCGCAACCAAGAACAGTAGGTGGTCCGTCTAATCCGGCACCTGAGAATACGCATAAAACGTCCGAGCAGCTATTACAAGAAGCTGCGGACAAGGCGCGTAAATCAGGACGTATGGAGGATCGTGTGGCTTACGCTCAACTAAAAAGTGAACTCGGTAAGTAGGACGGCTCAATTTGGGTCGTCTTTTTCATTTCCAATAACGATACTAGGGGGAAATTAGCTAATGGCAAAAATCTATAACTCTTCACTCATCGGTAAACGAGAATCGGTAGTTGATCAAATTTTGTTGCTCAACCCACATCAAACCCCGTTGATTAACATGCTCGGTTTCTCTCAGCCGGTATCGCAAGTTGAGCACGTGTGGTTTGAGGATGAGATGTTCAATGATGAATCTACAGTAAATGGCGCTAAGACGAACGCGGATACTGCTGTCGTAGTAGCGGATGCAGAGCCTTTCCGTGCTAGTCAAGTCGTTAAGATTGGAGAGGAGCTCTTGCTCGTAACTGCGGTGAACGCCGGAACAAAGACGTTGACCGTATCTCGTGGTTACGCTGGTACAACTGCCGCGGCGATTGCCGATGGTGCCAAAATCGAAGTAATGTTCGTTGAGGGTACAGAAGGCGCGGATGCTCGTTCTGCACGCTACAAAGCGCGTAGCCGAAAGTCCAATCTGACGCAAATCTTCGACGACTCTATCGAAATTTCTGGCACTGCACAGGCTGTAACTCAGTATGGAATTGACGATCTGTACGAATACGAGAAGCAAAAGAAACAACTAGAACTTGCGTTGCAACTTGAAAAGGCGCTGATCAACGGTGTGAAATACGAAAATGGTCAAGTGCGTCAGATGGCGGGTATCCGTTCTTTGATCGTAACAAACGTAGATAGCGCAGGCGGCGCGGTAGACACAGTCAAAATCAATACGCTTGCCCAAAAAATCTACGACAAGGGCGGGTTCGCAACTGGCGGAGACTACAAAATCATCGTTGGCGCTAAACAAAAGATGGCGTTGAGCGCGACGGACTCCAATAAGATCCAATTGACTCGCGCGGAAAATACCCGTGGTCAAAAAGTTGACATGATCGTAACTGACTTCGGTCAATTTGAGATTGTCTTGAACAACAACGTGGCTGGTGATGAGTTGTTCCTAGTTGACGCGAACCGTATGGCGATTAAACCGTTGAATTCGCGTGATTTCGGGCATACCTTCCTCGGTCAGAAAGGTGACTACACAACTGGCATGATCGTGGGTGAGTACACGTTGGAGTTCCGTCAAGAGAAGGCGCACGGTCGTTTAAAAGGACTGTCCTAATCAATACAAATTCTGCCCGTAGTCTTGTGATTACGGGCTTTTTCGCGAGGTGAGAAAGTGGCTGAGTATACATCCCGTTTCCTAGAACTTGGCTTTTATGTGGACGGAGTTCGGCGCCAATTCAATGGCGGCCGATACGTAACGGAAGACCCGAAAGAAATCGCGGTACTTGATGCGCTTGTTGACGCAGAACGCGTTGATGAGCCGGAGAGACCCGAACCCAAAGCGGAGGAGCCCGAAATTGCCGCCAAGTCAGCGCGCAAATCCTCCGCAAAATAAACGGAGGTGATCGCATATGGCGGTAAGCATTACGGAAGCTGACGCATACATCGCGCAATGGGTAATCGTTACCGAAGACTGGACGGACGCGGACGAAGCGAGTAAAACACGATTGTTAAACGTCGCCTCTCGCACGCTTACGAAAAAGTTCCCGAAGTATACGATTCCTGATGCGGCTGTATACGAAACGGCCGTGGCGTTCGCGACCGCGTTTAACGATACGAATAAGCTGGCGCAACAGGGTGTCCAGGCGTTCTCGCTGTCCAGCGTGGCTTCCTTTACGTTCCGTTACGGACCGAAGGAACTTGCGGACTTGATTCCGCAAACGGCAATCGACCTGATCGCGGAAGACTCCGCAAATGATGACTTGCCGAAGCCAGCGAAACGACGTGTAGGATGGAGCGTGATGTAATGGCGATTATACCGTTGAAACAACGCGTAATCGTTACGCCAGTCTTACGCGATGCCGATGGCAATCCGATGACGGACGAGTGGGACCGTCCGATTACTGGCGATCCATTCACGTTGAAATGCCGGTTCTCACAAGGAACGAAACTCGTCCGGTCGGCTACGGGAACGGGCGGCGTCCACGGTATTACCGCACAGGAAGTCGTTTCGGTCGGCGCGTTTATTTTCGACAAGCACCCGAATCTGACATATGACGATAAGCTCACGTACACAGACGATAACGGAAACAAAATCGATTACAGGCCGTTGAATATCGCAGTGAAACCGTGGCTTGACGGAAAGTCGTTGATAACGGTTGTAGACGTATGAGTGTGAATACGCGAGGAGGCGAAGCCAGTGGCGCAGAATGGACTCGAGATCGACATAGCCGGATTACGAACGACCGGTCAGCGGATGGCTTCGTTACTACCCGCATACAGGCGCAAACTGACGAACGCGATGGCGAAGGGTGCGCGCCGCGGAATGCATGACGCAATGGACGAGTGGAAGCGCGAGTCGACGAACGTTGCGCCATTGGATAAGGGCACGCTACGGCGCGGTATCACAACGAGCGTATCAGGGCAGGGACTCGGTGTTAACGGAGAAATCCAAGCGTCTGCGGTCGAAATGACATCGCAAGGGCGCTTTGATTACGCGTACTATCTGCACAACATCTATCCGGAAAGTCACGGAGACTCTTTTCAGAATCCGACGACTCCTGGCACGATTCCGCGGTTTATCGATCAGCCCGCAGAGGAGAATCGAGCGCGATGGTTGCGTATGGTTGAGGACGAAATCAAAGCTGAGATGCGTGCGCAAGGCTTCCGAGTGAGGTGACGTAAAATGACAATAATGAACGAGCTCACGTCCGTTGGCACCTTCGTCAAGTCCGTCGTATCTGGCGCGCAATTGAAATACGAAGTCCCATCGCAGTCAACGAAGGATACGCTTGTTATACGAATGACGGCGAACGACTACGAGTCGGAGACGGGGTACCACTATCGCATTGATCGCGCGTACCAAGTCGTTGCGTACGGAGTTGACTCTCCATCCGTGTTGACGAAGATGGATGCTATCGCGCGCAAGGTGATGGGCGGGACAACGTTGATTCCGATTGCGGGGAGCCTCCGGTATATCCGTACGGACGGATTCAAATTCGCGATGTCGTTTCGGACGGAGAGCGGACTGTGGGCGTGTATTGGCGTGCTACAGACCGAGGTACGCGAGGTGAGGACGCAAGAACAATACGACAAGATTATGCACGTGTATCCGCGCTATGAACTGCGGATTCCGGTCGGGTGAAAACCCGGCCTTTTTATTTTGCAGAAGAGGAGTGATTTGTAGGTGGCAGGAACATGGGACCCAACAGATCTACCGATTGAACCCGGTCTATACGCAATTTTTAAAGAAGTAGCCGAGGCAGCTATCAAAGGCGGCGTGCGAGGTACGGTTGCGATTCCGTTGTTGAAATACGGAGCAACTGCAACAGCCAAGCAGTTTTACACGGTGAGCAAAGAAAAAGAGGCGCAGGACTTGTTCGGCGCAGCGAATATCGCGTCCATCCGGCTTGCCCTTATGGGCGGTGCGAAAGAGGTACTCGTTTATACGATGCCTGCAACGCCAGCACCGACCGATTACGTAGATATGCGCGATGCCTTCGACTCCCGTATGTTCAACGTTTTCGTCTTCGATCAGGAAGCGGTCGCGTCCGAGCAAGACCTGACTAAAGCGTGGGTCGAACGCAATCGTACGGAGGGCAAGCATTTCGCAGTCGTATTCGGAGGCACTGCGGAAGAGGACGCAGACCCAGCGGTAGGCAACGCGCGGACTACGCGATTAAAACACGATTACGTAGCGAACTTGATTGTTGGCGGAAAGTTGAGCGGGACCTCGTACACGTCCGCAGGGTACGCGCCGTACATTGCGGGACTTATCGCAGGTACTGCGGTCAACAAGTCGATTACGTTCGCACAAGTCGCACTTGATGACGTAAACAAACGTCTGACACCGACGCAGATTCGCGCAGCACTTACGGCGGGATCGCTCATTCTCGTTAACGACGGACAAAAGGTCAAAGTCGTGCAAGGACTGATGACGTCCGGTAAGAAAATTCGCGTGATTCGTGCGCGCCAAGCGATTGCGACCGACATCACAACGACAGCAGCAGACGCGTACATCGGCAAGATCGACAACAATCCAGACGGACAGGCGGCGCTTATCTCCGCGATCAAGGCGTACTTGGAATCGTTGGAGCGTTCAAACGTGCTGATGAATCCAGTGGTTACGCTTGATCCCGAAAACGCGTCCGTTGGCGATTCGGTGTACCTGCTGATTTCGTTCGCGCACGTCGACAGCATCGAGCGGATTTTCCTGACAATCAACGTTTAAGGGTGGTGAGTAGATAGATGTTGGATTCCACACGCGTAGTAAGCGGTAAGTTTGGCGAGATTTGGAAGGATGGGCGTTGGCTCAGTAATTTCCATACAGGTGAGGCTACAGCCGATATCCAGTACGAAAAGGTAAAACGTTCCGGTAATCGCGTTGACGGAAACAAAGTCGTAGGTATCGAGTACAACGGCAATATTTCCGGATACAAGGTTACGTCTGAACTGGCGCGAGAGGTAGCGCAGGTATTCGATAACAGTCGTGGCGCATTCGTGTGCGAACTCATTATGAAACTGGACGATCCGGAAGCGCACGGGCATGAACGGGTACGCTTGAAAAACGTACAGTTCACGAAGGTCACCATCATGAAGTTTGAGCATGGCTCACTTGTCGAAGAAGAATGGCCGTTTCTTTTTGACGGCGTCGAATGGCTTGATCCAATCACAGCGAACTAATCTCGGGACGACTTCGGTCGTCCTTTTCATTTCGAAAACAACCTATGGAGGATGATTAATAGATGGCGGAATTTAACTTGCTACAAGCGTTGCTCGATACGGAGTTCAAACCGGAGAAAGACGTACCTATGCGTAGGTTTGGAGAAGGGGCAGTGTTTCGTGTACGAGCGTTGGATGAAAAAGAGCGCAGACGCTTGCTTGAGCAGGCGATGTATCCGGTCAAAGGCGGGGGCGAGCAGTTGGACGAAGAGAAACTCCAATCTCTTCTAATTGCGAACAGTTGCGTAGTTCCTGCGTGGAATGATCCGGCGTTGCTTGCGGGACTTGGCGTCAGTACCGCGCACGATGCCGTAACGAAACGCCTCCTTCCAGGAGAAATCTCAAAGTTGGTAGTTGCGATTAACGAGGTCTCCGGATTTGGCGTTAGCTACGACGATCTAAAAAACTAATTCGCGGCGGCGGCGAGGCGTATCTACTCCACGAAATTTTTCAACGGACTGGCCGCATGCCGCACGAAGTATATAACGCACCTGACGGTTCGCGACGATTGATGTACGCGAGTATGACGGTGGTGATCGAAGATGAGCGGAATCAACCGACTGATCCGGCGTTTCCGCTAACGAAAAGAAAATTTAGGCGGAGGTAGCGTATGGCTTTTGACCTCATGGCGCGGCTGCGGTTGGTCGATAACGCTTCCGGTCCTTTACGTAGGTTTATCGGAGGTCTCGGCGGGCTTGCGGCGGTTGCCGGGACTACCGCGTTTGCACTCTCGTCCGTTAACAAGGCGATGGATTACGAAGCGCAAATGTCTACGATTCAGGCGCTAACTGGCGCAAGTAACGACGAGATGAAGCGGATGAGCGATCTCGCGATGAAAATGGGCGCGAATACGAAATACTCCGCGTTGGAAGCCGCGCAAGGGATCGAAGAGTTACTCAAAGCGGGCTTGACTCCGGCAGCAGTCGAAGCAGGCGGACTCGAAAACGCGCTGAACCTCGCAACAGCGGGCGGTATCGAATTAGCGGACGCAGCCGAAATCATGTCGACCGCGCTTAACGCCTACAAGCGCGACGCATTGACGGCGGAACAGGCTTCGAACATTCTCGCTGGGACGGCGAATGCTTCCGCAACTGGCGTAATGGACTTGCGCTACTCACTTTCCGCGGTGTCTGCGGTTGCGGCTGGCGTGGGGATGACGTTCAAGGATACGAATACGGCGCTCGGCTTGTTCGCGAATAACGGACTCAAGGGCTCCGACGCAGGTACGTCGTTGAAAACGATGCTATCGAATTTGCAGCCGACGACCGAAGACCAAATCGCGCTGTTTAAGAGACTCGGCATCCTAACGAAGAATAACACGAACCTTTTCTACGATTCGCGCGGAAAGCTGAAATCACTCGACCAAATCTCCGGAATCCTCCAAAAATCACTCGGTAAGATGACGGATCAGCAACGTATGCTTGCGCTGGAAACGATGTTCGGCTCGGACGCGATTCGTGCGGCTACGATCCTGTACCATGAGGGCGCGGAAGGCGTTAAGGAGTTCCAGCAGGAGATGTCGAAAGTGACTGCGCTGGATGTCGCGAAGAAAAAGATGGATAACGCGAAAGGCGCGATGGAGCAGTTGGGCGGCGCGATTGAGACGATACAGATTTCCGCGTTGCAGCCGTTGCTTCCGGTTATTAAGGACCTTGCGTTGATGTTCGCAGACATCGCGGAGCAATATGGTCCAGCGATTACGGCTACTTTCGAAGATATCGGGAAGGGAATCCAAGATTTCATTAGCCCGTATCTGAACGATCCGAAAACGTGGCAGGTAACGGGACAAGCGGAGCTTAAGTTTAAGCAAACGGAGATGCTCGATCAGCCTAGTGGGCCGCCTCCGTTTTGGGATAATCTGACCGGTAAATTCGAGGACTGGTATAACACGAGTGGTAGGCAAATGATACAGAACGGCGCGGCTACTATCGCGAGCGATTTCACGAAAATGATCGAAGATAACGCTCCAGATATCGCTAAAGCCGGGATCACAATCGGGATACAACTTATGGCAGGTGTATCCGAGGGAATCCGTAGCGGATTGTCTGAGAATCCGCTTGGGAACGCAATTCTGTCGGGCATGCCCGTGATTGATTATGCGCAGAAATCCGGAAACTGGATGGTAGATTACTTTACTAAACCGGACGAAGAGGCGTACCACGGCATCGACTACGTGCCACGCGACGGACTTGTTACCAAGTTACACAAAGGCGAGCGTGTAATGACTGCAACAGAGAATCGCGAAGGGGGCGGCGGTTCCGGCGGGAGCGTCAATGTCTCTGGTAATACATTCGTGGTAAATGCGGCTGGTGGAGATTTGAACGATCCGAAGGTAATCGACGGACTCGCATTGTCTCTTGCGCGTCAAATGGTACAGATTAAATAGGACACTGAATCTTGGACAATGCACCTCTGTCAATGGTAATATAAGGTTAGGTGGAGGTGCTTCCGATGGAATTTCAACTTGATAGTAAAAAGAAAATTATAGCGGTTATTATTATTGTTATCATTGCTGCGGCGGTCGTACTTTACTTGCGTGAATCAGTTTTTGCATTTAAAGCTTCTGACTACGAAGACATATCAAGAGGCATGTCACAAGAAGAGGTAACCCAGGTCCTTGGGAAAAGAAGTAAACTTCTCTATGAAAAGGTTCAAGACGACGGAGTAGTAGTGACTGCCTACATGTGGACAAATCCAGATGGGAGCTTTGTAGAAGCAAGATTCGAAAACAACAAATTAAAGTATAAAAGTGAAAGAGGCCTTGTCAGCAAAAATAATTAACGGAGGTGACGCGATTGTCCAACGCTATTCAATTTTGGCTCTCGTACAATAACGGAGCCGAGCGCCTGCAACTCCCGGTCAATCCCGCATCCATCCGCATACAGTCGTCCCATTCGTACGAGGACGTAACAGTCTCGCAGCTAGGCGAATACACCGTTATCGGTGACGCCAGATTGCGGGACTTTTCTTTTTCCTCGTTCTTTCCGCGCGACTATAGCCCGTCCTATTGCGAATATGAGGCAATACCCGCGCCATGGGACGCTGTGGCTACGATTGAGCGATGGATCGCGACGCGCAAGCCCATCCGCCTAACCATTACGGGAACGCCGATAACATATCCGGTCACTATCCGTAGCTTCGACATTGATCCGGAGCGCGCCGGAAATCCTGGCGATATCTACTACGATCTCGCGCTGAAGGAGTACGTGTTCGCCGAAACGTCGCGTCTCGAAATGACTCCGACAGCAGCGAAAGTCAGCGGTGTGTCTGCGCGCGCTAGCGATAATTCGCGTGAAATTCCGAAAACGTATACGGTCAAATCTGGCGATAACCTGACGAAAATAGGGCTACGCTACGGATTGAAATGGCGGGATATTTACGCGAAGAATACGAAGGTGATCGGTAAGGACCCGAACCTAATTTATCCCGGACAGGTGTTGATGCTCGGATGACTATCGAAGTCTTATACGACGGCGCGCCTCTGCTCGTTCAATCCGCGACATGGTCCGGTGACGTCACGCAGGCATCGCGCAAGATAACGGTGTCTTTCGTCAATACAACGGACGGACGGACGCAAATACGGAAGATTGAGCACGGAAAGGAACTCCGCCTCATGTACGATGGTCGTGAGTTGTTCCGTGGCGTGATCTTTGATTTCCGGATCGACCATCGCGGCATGATGACAGCGACCGCACACGATGAGAATACGTATCTGACGCGTAACTTTGACACGCGTAAATTTGCTGGGGTGACGGCGAGTGCGATTGTACGACGGTTGTGCAACGACTTCGGCATCGAGACCGGAACGATCGCGGAGACTGGCTACGTTATTCCGAAGCTCGTCCTACGCGACAAATCGATATGGGATATGATGACGATAGCGCTAACCTATTCGCGAAAGCAGACGGGGAGGCGCTTTTTTGTTTACTCGCGTGAGGGAAAGTTGTATTTATCCGAACGTAAGGACGTTGTCGCACGATGGGTGCTCGAAAATGGTCGTAACATCACATCCGCAACCTATTCGCAATCTATCGAAGACATGCGGACGCAAGTGAAAGTTATCGGCGGTGATCCGGAAAAGAAACCGATAATCGCTACGGTAAAGGACGATGCGCTCATCAAGCGATTCGGACTCATGCAACATTTGGAAAACGTGGACGCGGATATGACGAAGTCACAGGTCGAGCAGCGCGCGAAACAGTTGCTCACGGAACTCGGGACGATTGACGATGATGCCCGTGTGGACGCGCTGGGTAATCCGGAAGTTGTTGCGGGCGCTGCCGTATATGTGCGCGAGTCTATGACGGGAATTACCGGGGGATTTTACGTTTCAACGGATACACACACGTTTGCGAACGGAAACCATACGATGTCGCTTTCGTTAAGCGCGACGGACGATTTGCCAACGATGGAGTACGAAGCGCCTCCGGAGCCAAAGGCACGTAAAGGACGGAAGGGAGGAACGAGCATTGTCGATCAAATCTTCGGATAGGCTCGAAGGTTCAGGTGTCAGCCAACTTCGCCAAGCGATCGCAGATGTCGGATATAATCCATACGACAAGTTCGAACTTGCCATCGTTGTCGCGTCTCCTCCCGAACTCCGAATCAGAGTTGATAACATGACAATCGATCTTGACGCGGACGATCTCGTAGTTTGCGAACATCTGACGCGACATACACGGATCGCAACGATAACTCACGAACAGGGCAAGGAGCGCGATGTCGGCGATATGACGCCATTTCCGAAAGATAGTGATTCGGACGGCGACTCGTACCAGAAGTTGTCGTATATCGAATTCCAGTTTGAAGACGTACTCAAGCCGGGCGATCGCATACTCGTCTCGTCTATGAACGACGGACAAACATACGTTATACACGATAGGGTGAAGCAATATGGCGCTTAGTCCATTACGGCCAGCCGAAGAACGCGCAGTCGAAGTCGTACCCACTCCGCAGCCATCCCGCACATACGCACTCAATTTCGATACGGGCGAAGTGGGCGGGATGATTAACGGTGAGGCTGCGATCCGACAAGCGATACAAAAGGCGATTGTGACTGCGCGATTCCGGTATTTAATTTACGGATATGAGCACCTTTACGGATGTGAGCTCGAAGACTTGATCGGACAAGACTTGCCAATCGAACTATTGAACGCGGAAGTTCCTCGTTTGATTAGAGAGGCGCTATTCGTAGATGACAGGATTTCGGACGTATACAACTTCACAATCGCACGCAAAGGAGACGGTCTGTACGTCTCCTTTTTCGTTGATACCACAGCAGGAACGCTAGGGCTCGAAGAGGAGGTGAGGTTATAGCGTGGCTTACGAAAACGAAACGAAAGAGACGATACAACAGCGGATGCTTGACGCGAGTCCATCGGATATCGATAAGCGTCCGGGTTCAGTCACGTACGACCTAACCGGTCCGGCAGCTATCGAATTTGAGACGGCGTATATCGAGCTAGATACGGTGCTCGATAAGGGACTCGCGGTTAAGGCGGACGGCACGGCGTCGGCTTTCGGAGAATACCTCGATAGGCGCGTTGCGGAAATGGGCCTTATACGGAAGCCGTCCGAAAAGGCAATCGGTCATGTAACGTTTAGCGGAACTGACGGCACGCTAATTCCGAAAGGGTCTGAGGTTTCAACAGATGGAGAGTACCCGATTTACTTCGTCACCACCGCAGATGCGACGATAACAGGCGGCACAGTATCGGTCGCAGCCGAGGCGAAGGTTGGTGGCGCGAATGGAAACGTGTCTGTTGGCGCGATCAAACTTACGGCTGGAAATATTACGGGAATTACCGCAGTTACGAACGCAAGCATGTTTGACGGCGGAGTAGATACAGAATCGGACGCTGACCTTTTGGCGCGCTATCTCGACCGTGTACGTAGACCAGCAACGTCCGGTAACGGGAATCACTATCGGCAATGGGCGCTTGAGATTGCGGGCATTTCCGACGCAAAGGTTTATTCGGTATGGAACGGAAACGGAACGGTGAAGGTCGTTCTTCTCGACTCCGATAAGACTGCGCCAGACTCTACGAAAATAGCGGAAGTCGCGGCATATATCGAAACGCAGCGTCCGGTAGGAGCGACGGTGTCGGTTGTAGGCGCTACGGAGGTTTCGATCAACGTGTCCGTAACCGTAACTCTAGCAAGCGGCGCAAGCCTTGCGGACGCGCAGGCGCAAATAACAAAGGGATTGCGTGAGTACCTCAAGACGCTGGCATTCGTTGACCCGATGGTCCGGTATACACAAATCGCGAACGTGGTGCTAAATGCGGATGCGGTCGTTGACTATGCGAACCTCCAAGTTAATGGAGCAGCCGGTAATATCACAATTGCAGACGGTAGTGTGGCGGTCGTAGGGACGGTGAGTGTGACGTAATGACACGCGATATCAGACGGGACATGAGTGATTACCTGCCGCAATACTACGAAGAGTTCCGGATTGTCCAAAACGTTCTAGACCGCGAGGCTAACGAATTCGTTGCGTTGAATGGCGCAATCAAGACTGTACTAGATCAGTTTTTCATCGATACGGCAACATACGGGCTCGCGCGTTGGGAGAAGGCATGTGGGATACCAACGGACGAGACAAAGCCAATTGAGCAACGCCGGGCCGTAGTTAAATCGAAGATTCGCGGAGTTGGGACGGTTACAGTCGCGCTGATTAAATCGGTGGCAGAGGCGTACGACAGCGGCGAGGTAAACGTAGCGGAAGATTCCGCGAACTATTCGATCAAGATTACGTTTATCGGTAATCGTGGCATCCCGCCGAACCTTAACGATACAAAGGCGGCACTTCGCGAAATTATTCCGGCGCATCTCGGTATAACGTATGAGTTTACGTATCTGCGTTGGGACGAGGTAGATTCTTTCGGGTGGACGTGGAACGTGCTAGACTCAATGTCACTAACATGGGATGAATTCGAAGTGTACAAACCGTAGGGAGGTGAAGAAGATTGGCGCAAACACTATCAAGCGGAATAAAGAAGTTTGACGGAAACGACAATGTTACACGAGCGTCAATGAACGAGAACTGGCTCGTAATCGACCGGAATCTACGTAATTACCGTGAGAAGGTCGACACCACGACGTATGATGCGACCAACAAGGTGTACACAACTGTCGAGTATCTGCGCCCGGAGAATGACTCGAGATATCTCCGCGCAGTGCTCTCGAACAAAGTCGGCGGGAACTATACGACAGATACGTGGAACCTGTACGACGATTCCGGAACGACGGTAATAGATACCGTTATATGGACGTTAACATACGATGCGAACGGGATTGTAACGGATAAGGTTCCGAATAAATAAGGCGGTGAACGGATGGATATTACGAATGCATTACGGACGCGTGGCATTGGCGTGGGTAAGAAACTCATAGGTGACGCGCAGTCTGGCGATGTTCGCGCAGGAAAAACGTTCTCGAATGCGGACGGTAACGATAAGGTTGGTACGTTAGCGGTACGTGCAACGAGTGCCCAAACGGTGACTCCCGGAACCACAAACATCGTAAAACAGGCGGGAATCTATGACGGAGATATTACGATACTAGGCGACGCCGACCTCATTGCGGCGAATATCAAGAATGGCGTAAATATCTTCGGAGTCACGGGAACCGCGCCTATTCCGAGCGGAACGGCAGTCGCTGCAGATGTACTAACGGGAAAAACGTTCAGTAACGGTTCTGGAACGAATATCGCGGGTACGATGCCGAATCGAGGCGCAGTGACAATTACGCCAGGGACGACGAATCAAACAATTGCGTCCGGTTATCACAATGGGTCAGGTGTCGTACAAGGTGATCCCGATTTAATCGCGAGTAATATCCGTAGTGGCGTCAATATATTCGGTGTAGTTGGGACGGTTATCGAAGGGAAGAGGTCAGCTTCAGGTAATTTTACCAGCACTCACTCAAGCACCAACACCGTTTCAGGTCTTTCCTTTCAGCCAAGCGTAGTGCTGATGTCAAGGCTTGATTATTGGAATGTTCCTTTTTATGTGATGTACGACTTTAGTAGCCATATTCGCGGAATATTTTATCACGGGTCTCAACTTTTCCAAGGAACGTGGAACGTAACGCGTACGGCAACCAGCTTTACCCTTACTGCCCAAGGTAATATCTTTGATGTGGGTAGTGTTTATAACTGGATTGCATTTGAATAAAGGGAGGTGAAACCGTGGAGGTTGGGCGCAAGATATACTACGACAAAGCAACCGGGAACGTATTATTAGATACTGGAGAGTCAAGTGGTTCGGTTCGGGAGACTTCTATCGAAGAAGATTTCGCATCCTACCGTATTCTTTCTGAGCGTCTGCCCACAACAGTTGGTGTACTCCGTATACCATACGGACAGGACAGCGAGAAGTTCGGAAAATATTCTTATCGTATCGATCCTGTAACGGAACTGATCGCATGGGACTTGACACCTATTCAGGAAGAAGAGGAAGCACAACGAAAGACTCTTGAACAACAGGTCGCGACACATAGACGAATGTTGACCGACGCGTACGATGCTATAGCGTACATCGGCGACCAAGTAGCGTCATTACGAGTTGAAATTAATGCGCTGAAAGGCGGGAGAAAGTAATGGTGAAACCATATATGGTACGAGCATACGCGTTTCTTATTTCGGAGGGTCGCCGCACGATCGAAAGTCTACCGGAAGCCTACCGTATTCCCGTTGCCGAGTATTTAGCGGCCGAGAACGAAAAGCCCGTAGCTTAACGAAAGGGGCACGCCCATGGACGATATGAAAGAGATTCGCACGCAATTAGCGGACGTACGCGAGTGGCTCGTGCGTTTGGATACGAAGCTCGACGGAATGACCGAAATTAAAAGGACCGCCGAGACTGCGTTAGAGAAAGCGCGCCTAGCGGATGCAAAAGCGGACGAGAATGCGCGCGATATAGCGGAAATGAAGACGAACTCGCGCTGGAGTTGGGGGTTCATTATCGGGATTGGAACGAGTTTTATCGGAACCGTCCTCGCGTTTATTTTAAATAAGTAAGGCGGTGGTTGACGTGGATTTCATCGCAAGAATCGCGCCGATTGCCGTTGCCGAACACAGGCGGACAGGCGTACCGGCTTCGCTCACACTCGCGCAGGCAATCGTTGAATCGCGGTCGGGCACGTCCGAACTCGCGGTCAATGCGAACGCACTATTCGGAATCAAAGGCGTAGGTCCTGCGGGTAGCTACGAAAAGGTATCGGATGAGTACGTTGACGGCGTGCGGATTGAGAAGCGGTCAGCCTTCCGCAAGTACAACGATTGGAGCGAATCTATCCGCGACCACTCCGAGTTCTTGCTGAAACTGCGCTACCGCAACGTCATCAACGTAGACTGGCGGACGGCATGCGTCGAGGTGGCGCGCGCTGGCTACGCGACCGATCCGTCCTATACCGAAAAGTTGACAAAGGTTATCGAGCAATATCGACTATACGAATATGACGCGGAGGTGAGCCGGACAATGACGTTAAAGGTCGCAATCGACGCGGGACACGGACCGGATACGCCAGGCAAACGGACACCTGACGGGAGCATGCGCGAGTATCACTTCAACTCCGCAGTCGCGAAACGGGTGCGCGATCTACTCGCAGAATACGAGGGCGTATCCGTTCTCTTCACGCACGAGGACGGACGGGACGTTCCGTTAGGCGAACGTACTGACCGTGCGAAAAGATGGGGAGCGAATGCCTACGTTTCCATTCACGCAGACGCGGCGGGACCAGGCGGCTGGTACGATGCGAACGGGATCACTACGTTTGTGTACACGAAGGCGGACGAAGGATCGCGCAAACTGGCAGCGAACGTACAGGCGGAGCTCATCGCGCATACAGGCCGCCGAAATCGAGGCGTTAAGCAAGCCGACTTTCACGTCCTGCGCGAAACGAAGTCGGAAATGGCGGGAATCCTTTGCGAATGCGGATTTATGACCAATCGCGAAGAGGCTGCGTTACTCAAGTCGGACGCCTACCGCGATAAAGTGGCGCGCGCCATTACGGAAGGACTCGCGAAGACGTACGGACTACGGAAGGCGACGAGGGAGCCGAAGGAGGAGCCGCCTGTGATCGAAGAGTGGAAACGGAAGGCGCACGATGAGGCGCGGGCGCTCGGGCTGATTACGTCAGACTGGTCAGCGCGATTAAACGAGCAGGCTACGGTATGGTTCGTGCTGACCGTAGTACTGAACGCTATTAAATATATCGGAGGGAAACGCTAATGGAAACGATCACATACGATATTGCAACGTTGGCCGCGATTGTGGCCGCATTAACGGGAGTAGCGAAGGGACTCGGCATGTCCGGCAAGTTTGCGCCAGTGGCAGCGATGCTTTTTGCCGCGCTGTTCGTGTTCGCACCGGATGGCGCGATTAAGGACGGGATTTTGACTACGGCGGTGGTCGGTTTGACCGCGGCGGGTGCGTACAGTTACGTGCGTCCGAAGCCAGCCGCGAGCCAAACGGTAGAGAAAACGGAAAAGTACGAAGTGTAATCGAATAACGAGCGCCCTGGTAGCGGAATTACTTCCGTTGCTGGGGCGCTCTTTTTTTGTCCCAAACCGGAGGGGTACGATGTCTAAAACGTTAAGGAGCGTACCTGCCCGTGTTCTATTTCACCGTACCCTGGCGCGATGCATCCGCCATCTTCCACGAACTCGACGACCGTTACATACCGTACGAGATTCGTACGTTACCAGACGGCAGGATCGCGTTTGTATTTCCGGATTTGCCCGTACCTGTATACGTCCGCGTGCGGAAAATTTTCGGAGGGAACGGAAGCCCTATTGATAAATTCGGAGAGTGAGCGCATAATACAGGAACAAACGTTCTTATTTGGAGGTAGACGTGATATGTCGATAAGAATTAGCGATCCAATTGGAAGAGGGTTTATGTTGCCAGAGCACGTCGCGGCACTCGTTAACCACGCGTATGAGACAACGCTGGTACCGAAACCAGCGCTAGAAGACGATGAGATGACAGATATTGACCGACTCATGAGGGCGTCGATGACGGAGGACTTCGCCGTTACCGTGCGTTATTGGAAAGAAATGCGGCCATCTCTCGGTGAAATACATCAAATGTGGGGCGTGGTACAACAGATTGATCCGGTGCGCAGGCAGGTCAAAGTCGTAAATGACGAGGATATCATATGGATTAATTTGCGCGATATCTCGGCAGTAATTGGATAGACACGCATAAATCTGCCTGACCGCGCATACGCTGATTGCGTAGGCACAGCGTTAGGGGAGAGTCTGCCCACCGCAATAAAACGGCCCTTGTTACGGAGTGAATCCGCGACAGGGGCCGTATTTTTATTTCCGGTACACGCATAGGTAACGTTGTCACTGCGTAAGGTTACGATATAAAACGAAAGGGAGGCGATCTTATGATCGTAGGCAAGCGGATCGGCCTAACGCCAGATGACGATACGCGCACGAAACTGATTCGGTTGGCGGTCGCATGCGGAAAGCATCCGACGACCCTGGCGCTTGATCTCGTGCGGCTATGCGTGAACACTCCGAATATCATCGATCATGTGCAGCGGCTAAATGGCGCCGAGGAGCGTTATCGCGTGCGTTACAAGGTCGAAGGGAATACGTTGATTTACGATTGATTACGAAAACAACTTGATCGCGACAATTCCGAGACCACCGGCAACAAGCGCGTATCCAGCGTAGATAATGAACGGCATCATGCGACCTCCTTACAATGTGATTACGCGTAGTATCGTCAAACGAGAGGAGTGGTATACGGTGTTCTATACGATTAGTTTACCTTCGTTGCCGAAAATTAGACGCGAGAAAGTCGAGGTGGTACCGTGGCGCGATTTTTTCGACGAAATGGGGAGCGAACTGACAGCGCGGCAAAAACGACAGATCAACGCTCTCCTGGCGGGAACAGCGGCTGCGTACGTATTGCGATTGGGGCACGCGGAGGCGGCGGGGATTGCCGACAAAATCATCGGCGCGTTCGATCCGATCATACAATTGGCGCAGGGAGTTTCGTATCCGGTCGCGTTCCTTATGATATGTGGCGGATTCCTTCTGATAATGGTCGGCCAGAGGTCGAAAGGGCTGTCGATGTTGAAATGGGCGGCGGTGGGCTACGTAGGGATGCAGTTTGCTCCGGCGATCATGCAGATTTTAGTGAGCGTAGGCAAGGCGATGATTGCGAAGTAGGTACATTAGTTCACCTACGGATAACTCCGGATGCGCGCTTGAATAACGAAGCTGTCGAACAGTTCGCGCAAACGATGTGCGTATATCAATCGCCACTTGAACGGTGGGACGCTGGTAAGCGCCGGATCACCCGCGCGCCATTCGTATCGTTCGAGACGGTTCTACAACGCGAAGGTACGACGTTCAACGTTACCGTGCTACGCGATCACACGTCAGTCGCACGCAAGGCAATCGAATCAGTGTGGCCTAACGTGACAGTGGCGGAGGTGTCCGATCCGTTTACGGAGAAGCCGAGTGCCGCGTCCGTCCTCGAATTGAACTATCATTATATGTTCGCGATTCGCGTAGATCGGCGCGAGATAACGTACTTGACTTCGCTTCTGGAAACGATAAACGCGCTTGAGGCGGGCGATTCCGTATACATCCAGACACTTGCGGCCCCTTCCGAAAAGGACTGGTACGAAGGAGCGGCGCAAGCGTACGAACGGTTTAAGGCGGGTGAGATGCCGCAGAAACTTGCGGTCAACAAACGGACGGCTACGAAAGCTATGCTCAAGATCGCGACCAAAACCGTACTCGGCGCTATTTCGATTGTAACCGAGCTCATGACCGGAGATGAACCGGAGCCAATCGACATTGACGGAGGCGAGCGCGCATCCATCTTACGTGACGGAAAGTTACGGACGGAGACGCTGAGTAAAACGCGTGGTGACGCCTATGACGTAATCGTCCGCATTGGAGTAGTATGCGCGGACAAAGCGAGAGCGACCGCCATTATGCGCATGGTAACGATGGCGTTCCGTGAGTTTGACGGAGATAACTATTTGGTCGCGAGAAATACGGACGCCGACCGGACGTGGCGGAGAATGCGTGAGAGGACGCAGGGAGTCCGTTTGCAGCGCGATTACATGAGCATAGCGGAAGTGGCGCGGCTCTTTCTGTTACCGACACGACCGTTGCAAGAACGGTATGGGATCGCGAATATTCCGCAACTTGAAACGGGAGCGCCTGCGGAGATATCAATGGGCGGCCTACGGTTTGGAACGGTTAAGCACAAGGGCGCGGAGATTCCCGTATACATGCCGACAGACGACCATGATACGCTCTGTTTGCCGCGCGTAATGATTGGCGGAATGGGCTCCGGTAAGACAACGGCAGGCGCGAACCTTATTGTGGAGGCTGTTCGCAATGGATTCGGAGGGCTGGCGATTGATCCCGCAAAAGGTCAAATCGGCGATATGGTAACGAAGGCGCTCGGAAGTGACCGCGTCACTCGGATACGGATTGACGGAGTAACTCCGATTGCGCTCGATTTCTGCGAGATCAACCGATCGTCACGCGCCAAGAATCGGTTGGCGAACGCGATTATTTCGTTCTTCAATACGGCAACTGACGAAGCAGGCGCGCAGACAGCGAGATATTTACGAGCCGCGATAATGGCGATGAGGACGGCGAAACTAGCGGAGATCATGCGGATATTTGAGGATGACGTGTATCGTGTGGAGTGTATCGCGGAGATGGCTGCGGGAATGCACCGGACTACGCTCGAGGATTACGGGAGGATGACGGATGGGAAACGTGCACAAATTCTCGCGCCGATATACAACCGTCTGGATACGATACTTGGCGACGAGTACCTCGCGGAATGCTTCACGTCCGATAACTCGATCGATATGGTCACGTTGACCAGCGAGAGGCGTGCGGTGGTTATCGACGTTCCGAAGGCGGAACTCGGATCGGAAGGCGTCGACCTCATCGTAAACCTCCTGTCGGTCAAACTCGACCTAGCGATGACATTGCGGGAGGAGTCCGACCAGTTTCCGTTCTTTATCATCTTCGATGAGCCCCATCAGTTCCTCCGGTCGGCGCGTACGTGGAAGACAGCGGCAGTGGAATCGCGCAAATGGCGATATGCGTACGCGTGGCTCTTTCACTCGTGGGAGCAGATACCGAACGACCTCGCGGAGATCGTACGGAGTGCGGGGCCGCATTATTCCGTGTTCCGTGCGAGTAAGAAGACATTCCGGGAGCTTGCGGAGGAGCTCGCGCCGTTTACCGTGGAGGATTACGTGAGAATGCCGCGGTACCATGCGTTGAATATGATGCGGGTAGGGGAGGCGCAACATTGCGTGGTGATGGCGAGGATGTCCGGATGCAGTCCGTCAAAATAA